CCACTTATTTGCATTATATGCCCATCCATGCCATTTACCATATGCTTGTGATGCACAAGATGTGCCATGAGATGCACTACTAGGAATTTGGGGTACATTTCTATTTTGAAATGTACCATTACAATTAGCTCTCGTATATGAGGATGGAATTGAAATAACTGCTCCCCCTAAAATTGTAGTACTACTTCTACTGTTAACATTTCCCCACCACGATTTTGCGACTTGTTCTACGGGTACAGTAGTTCCATCCCATCTAGTCTCTAATCTATTATTAGGATCAGCTTCAAAATAAGTTGGATCTAGATAATATGGTGCTTCCAAAACTAAGTCTAATAATTGACATGATCCATTACTAGCACTTGCAGAAAAATTACTGTTTAAGACATTACCACCATCCCAATCATATGGTCCATATGGCCAATAACCTTGAGGTACTGGTGTCGATTGAAATGTACGAAAGTCTTGGAATTCTGCATGACCAAACCAACATTGATTATCACCAACTACGAGATCAACGTCTCTACCAGTTCCATTATTTTCGTTTATTTGGTTGTTTTGATGTGAATTTGTAGAATAATTTGATATATTACCAAAATTTGATGCCGTGGCAAATGTAATACCCTTAGATTCATTTATCCAAGGATCCTCTTTCTGAGACATCCTGTACAATTGATATCCAGTTCTTCCAGTGTCCTCACCTATATTAGTTCTAGATGACAATTGACCATACAACCAAGTAGTATCTCCTCTATAATGCTTTGCACCGTGATTCCATCTGTAAGAAAATTCCACATTTTTGGGATTTACCAAATATGTTCCTCTATAAAACTGCGTATCAACATTGACATATTTTACTCTAGGATGTTCTTTTAGTGCTATAGCTTCCGAATCAGTTAATAAGTAAATAGCTCTTGTTTCACTGTGGAGTTTTTGATCAACACAATCACAACAATCTGATGGAATATTATCATCTAAACTTCCATCTCTCATCAATTCTTCATGAATATATTGCCAATCTTCTGGTGTATAACATCCAATACAATACCTTTTTTTAACATCACCTTCAGGTTCTTTTTCTAAAGTATTTTTATAATTTAAAAAATCTTCATCGTCCTCAATGTGAGGTATTTTTAAGATATCATTATTCATATTAACTATTTTCTTCTAATTTTTCTATTCTAATCTCATGATTTTTTATAGATTCAATTAAAATCGGTATAATAGCATCATAGTTAACTGTTTTGGACCCATCAGAATTAGTTTCAATAATTTGGGGTAAAACTTTTTCAACATCTTGTGCTATTAATCCAAGAGATGGTTTTTTACTTTCTTTCCAGTTAAATGCAACTCCTTTTAATTGTTGCGTTATTCCTATAGGATCATTAATATTTTCAATATTAATTTTTGCTCTTACATCTGATAATGATGTAAAGGATTGTGAGGATAAATTTCCTGTAGATGGTTTGTAAAATAATTTAGTAGAATGAGTTGTAAGAATAGTAGTTATACCAGAGGTAACACTGGTAAAACCAATAGAATAGTCATTAGTATCAATACTAGTAGTAGGTAAATTCTCAATATTAAGTTCCCCTGCTCCACTACTAGATCCACCACTACCACCAACATCAGTTAAAATCGATGTTATGGCCCACTCATCTCCACCACTTGATGAGAACTGTACTTGTTCAACTTTAATGTAAACACCACTAGCAACTTTAGCATTTTCTGGAATTTCTGCTTGTACTTCTGTCCAAGCATTTGAAGCAGTAGCAGATTCATTAGTTCCAGCTCCACTTGTAACTCGTAATACTTTGTGGAATTGAGTCCAACCTACACCATCAAGGGAATAATAAAGGAATAATTCTTCACCATTATCTGGACCTTCATACCAATTTCTACATACATGGAATGAAAATGTATTGGAATTTTTTAAGTATATTCTATTTGGTGTAATAACTTTTCTATCTGCACTAATATTAGGGGAACCTTCATCAAAAACACATATTGGAGTGTATTGATTTATCAAACCATCAGTTGATGATGTTGGTAAATTCACTGCACCTATTGTGTTATATTGGGCAATAGTAGTTGGCCATGCGTTATGAAAATAAGCACTAGCATAATTTGAAAAATCTAAAGCGGCAAAGGAACTATTAGTATTGGAAGAATAAGATCTTATGTAAACTGAACTCACCAGGTAGTGGTCGATGTTAGCACCACTAGATGATTGCTTTAGTCTTATGAAAACTCCACCAGAGTTTTTAGCACCATCGGGAACTTTAAATACATTTCTTATCCATCTAAGACCATTTTGGGAAGAGCTATTAAACCTACCCCTCTCCCCAATCTCATTCCAACCCGTAGTGCCATTATAAGAATATTCCAGTATTACTTCTTCCAAATCATCTGGTTGTTCACCCCAACCTCCTACTCCACCAGGAAGAGACCAGAATTCAACCAATTCTGAAGATGCTAAAAATATTTTATTTCTAGTAGTGATAGTTCTCGTTTCAGTAGAACCAATACTACCTCCAGACGTACCAAATTGAAAAACGTAATCATTGGATTGTATCCAAGGTAATGGTGTTGATGAAACATTTCCAAAATCAGAAAATGCATCAGTTAATGATCTTTGATATACAGTGCCTCTCATAACATTAGAGGTATTTGTTGCATCGAGTATAAGAGTTCCCGATCCACCACCTCCACCACCTATACCACCAGTATTTGGAGAAGTGATTTGTATTGCTAATGCACTTATAGCCCAGTTATCAAAGGCAGTTCCACTACTATTGTCTTGTTTGAATCTAACATATGCACCTTCATAATTTTGTATTGCAGTTGGTACATCTACTTCTTGAAGAACCCACGTATTTCTTGTTATATCTGATGGTTGAATTGTAAAAATGTTAGTCCAGTTAGTGCCGTTGAACGAATATTGGAGTGATAAACCTTCACCAGAATCTGGTTGTTCACCCCATCCACTTCCACCTTGATTGACATAGAAAAATATCTTAGATATGGTGGCAAAATAAACTTTTCTACTTGTTCTTACCCATCTTTCTCCAGTTGTCCCTGAAAATAATGCAATTGATGCTCCAGATGTAACATTAGATGTGTTACTCATGCCACTTATATTACCTACAGTGGTAAAAGATACACCATCAACTAAATTATTACTAACAGTTTGAGTATTAACAACCAAATCTCCTGGAATGTCAAAATTCATCAATGTATAAGGTGTTGTAGATGTTAATCCTTTAACACCTTGTGCACCTTGTGAACCAGTGTCACCCTTGATACCACCTAAACCTATTCTGCCTTGAACACCCTGCCTTCCCTGTGTTCCCTGAGTGCCCTGCTCACCCTCGACACCCTGCATTCCTTGTGAACCTCTCCTGCCTTGTAATCCTTGAGTACCCTGTACACCTTGAGTACCTTGATCACCTTTTGAACCAGTTATACCTCTACCTTGAACACCCTGTACACCTTGAACTCCTTGTAAACCCTGAGTACCTTGGGGTCCCTGAATTCCACTATACCCTTGTATTCCTTGAGGACCTTGAGTTCCTTGAACACCCTGAGAACCTTGAGGGGATAATCCTCCTTGAATTCCCTGAAGTCCTTGTAAACCTTGAACACCTTGGAATCCTTGAGATCCTTGAACACCTTGAAAATTACTTAAAGGACCCTGAAGTCCTTGCATTCCCTGTAAACCTTGTGTCCCTTGAGTGCCCTGAAAATTACCAAGCACACCCTGGATTCCTTGCAACCCTTGAATACCTTGAATACCTTGAGCACCTTGGAATCCTTCCGTTCCTTGTAAACCTTGAACACCTTGGTGACTTCTTCCTTGTAATCCTTGTAATCCTTGGAATCCTTGCGAACCTTGTAATCCTTGAACGCCTTGCAAACCTTGCAAACCTTGAAATCCTTGAGTTCCCTGGAATCCCTGCATTCCTTGAAGACCTTGAGATCCCTGTATACCTTGAAAACCTTGAACACCTTGAAATCCTTGGGATCCCTGTGTTCCTTGAAAATTACTTAAAGGACCCTGAAGTCCTTGCATTCCTTGTAAACCTTGTGTTCCTTGATTACCTTGTAATCCTTGAACACCCTGTAATCCTTGAAGTCCTTGTAAACCTTGAACGCCTTGGAATCCTTGGGATCCTTGAACACCCTGTAATCCTTGAAGTCCTTGTAAACCTTGAAGTCCTTGTAATCCTTGAAGTCCTTGTAATCCTTGAACACCTTGAAAATTTCCTAAAGGACCCTGTAATCCTTGTCTTCCCTGTAAACCTTGTGTCCCTTGATTACCTTGCAATCCTTGAGTACCTTGAGTACCTTGAAAATTGCTCAAAGCACCTTGCAGTCCCTGAGTACCTTGTATTCCAGCACCTTGTGTTTCAGTTGCTCTTATCCAATATCTTTCCCCAGCATAACCATCGACAGCAGCAACCATATACTGATCGCCAGCAGGTATGGGTTTATTGACTATCGAAGAAACTCCAACTAAAGGATCTCCAAGATCTGGTTCTGCTTGATTTAATCCCAGAAATTGATATCTATCGGATGTTATTCCCGTTCTCGCAAGTTTTTTAACTCTTTTAGAATTAAGGTCCATATTTTATATTACTGTTTTGCTGTTTCAAGTACACTAAGTATTATTTCAAGAACACCATTTTCATTTGCAGTGACTTGAATACTATCTGATGTTTCTAATGCCAATCTTCCATCAGAAACTAAATTTGCACCATCATTAGGTGCTACTAAAAATTCATTGGCAAAAGCAAAATTTATAGTTGATTCCGTTGGTCTTGAATGAAATGCACTAACTGTATATGCACTCAATGCAGCTCCAGAAGAAACATTGGTGACTTGACATAATATTACAATAGATGCAACACCAATTGGGCATGTGTATATACCAACAGTATCAGTAGTTACTGGTACTCGTATTGTTCGGAATTTATTAAGTGCTACTACTGCCATTTATCCTATTGCAAGAATTAAAGGTGTTACTGTATTTAACAGACTTTGACTGAATGCTCTACCACTAATTGTTCCAGTAAGTTGATTAATTGTAAACTGATCACCAATTTTAAAGTTACCAGCTTGATCCGTACTGGTATAAACAACTTGACCACCATTGTTCATTACAACTTCATTTTCAGTTATAACAACTCCACCCAATCCAGGTTTTGCTGAGAAAATATTATTTCCAGCACCAACCCATTCAAAAGAGTGTGATGATGTAATTTGTAAACTTACTCTACTAAAATAGACTGTTGTTCCAGCACTCACTGTGTTATTTAGATTCTGGTTTAGAACAATAGTTGAGATTCCTGCAACAGGTTTTGTTGCACTTTCAATAGAATAATATAATGGATAAATTATGGTAGTTGCAGCTGCACCGACTCCTCCACCACCAGTAAACGTAACAGTTGGATTTGTCAAATATTGACTACCAGCACTAATAATATCTACTGAGATTACTCTTCCACTTGCATCAATATTTGGTGATCCCTCACAAACAATTCCATTTGGTCCTTCTGGATCTGAAATTGTAACTATTGGAGGTGCTATGTATCCAGAACCACCATCAGTAACTTCAATTTTTTGAACTGTATAATACAACTCTCCAAAATATAATGCTTGTCCATCATAAGGACGATAACTACCAACTCCACTAACTGTTATAGTATCTTGCTCAACTTCTGCTATTCCAGAAGAAATGCCAGTATATCTATAAATTGATTTAGATGTTTCATCACCGACACCATCAGCAACCAATCCCAATCTACCAAATGAGGAGTTTGAGTTTGTTAAGTCACATTGCCCACCTGAAGCGGTGAAAATTGCTGTATCGTTACAAATGGTAAATATAGAAACTAACTGAGAATATGCTCCATTTGTAATAGAAACTCCAATTCCTCCTTGGTTATACTGTGTATATGAATCAACACTCATCGTTCCTGTAACACCAATATCTGGTAAATCACCAGGTTCTGCCTCAAATCCATCAACTTTCATTCCGATAGAATTTGGAATAAAGTTTGTACAGTTTCTAGTATAAGGTCCTTGAACAATATTACCAACCCCTCTAGAATATGGTGGTGTAACAGTTCCGCCAACAACATAAGTATGATCTACACTAGAAGTTCCGACATTTACCGTAAAAGTATCATTTTCATTATCTGCACTTAATACTCTAAATGCATAACCGTTATTTCCAGAAGGATATATTGTTGTAGTAGCCGCTCCACTAGAACATGCAAATTCCATATCTCTCAAAGTAACCAAATCACCTGATCTTAACTTAATTCCAGGTGAAGTAATTGTAACTATTCCTGTAGTATGTGTGTAATCTGCTTGTGTAATGTTCATTGAACGATTAACAACATACCCATCAGAAACATATGTGTGTGGAATAGTACTAACACCAGTATATACATCAAAAGAATTATCACCATGTACCTTAGTTACATAGAACTCATATCCAAAATATCCAGATGGGAATCTTGTTGTTGAAATAGATCCACCAGAGGAACATGAGAATAACAGGTCTCTAATTTCAACCAAATCACCAACGTTAGGTGTATATCCTAATGCTTTAAGAGTTGTTTTTCCAGATTCTTTTTCGTAAACAGCACTAGAAATTCCTGAGAGATGATCAAATCCTTCTCCACGATTTCCAGGATATGTTGTATTGAATCCAATTGTTGAGAATGCTGTTGATCCTAAACCAACTATATTGGTGACAACCCCAACACATGACCTCATTGCTGATGCAACATCAGTACAAGAATTAATCGTATTGTTAAATCCAGACTTATAATCAGATTGAATAGATAAATCTTTTACTTGAGTGAACTCAGATTGGAAGTTACTAACCTTTTTAACTGTTCCACCACTTTCATATGTATGAGGTAATACTGTTTTGCCAGTTACTACTTCAAATACATCATCACTAAGAACATCTTTAACTGGGAAAATATAACCAAAAGTTCCATCAGGATAAATTTCAGATGTGTAATTGGAAGTTAACGTTCCACCATTTACATAATTGTGTGCTTTTGTTGTAGTTCCTGTATTTACTTCAACTTTATTAGAAACGTATAACGCTGGGTAATTTGATAAATTACCGTCACTAATTACTGTGGTTATAATTGCAATAATATTATCAATATTCGTTTGCACATCTGCACAAGAACTAGGATCTTGATTATCACCTGTCAGAGGATCTGCTGTAATCGTTAAATCTTTTACATTTAATTGATTTGTAATTGCTTTCTTAGCATAATCGCGAATACTATTAAATGCCGTTATAGATTCTGACTCCTCTCCAAGTAATCCATTTGTAATTGGTGCACCATTTGCATCAAAATATGCTCTGGTAGATTCTCTAATAAATTTATTAGTCCCATATCTAATATCCTTTTCGAGAGCATCTACAATAAATCCGATGTCTCTACGACACTTATTTTCTCCAGCAACAAAAATACCTGCATTAACATAAGTTGTTTTTAAGAGATCAAGATTTCCTGCATCAATTATTACAACAACTAAAGAAGTTAAAGTGTCAATTGCACTTTGTACATTAGCACATGAATCTGATGACTGATTATCTCCAGTCACTGGATCAGCAGTAATAGTTAAATCTGTTACCGTAAGTTGATTAGTAATTGCCTGCTTCATTAAATCTCTAGCGGCATTAAAAGCATCTATAGATGATGCTTCTTCACCAACCAATCCATTTGAAATTGGTGTTCCATTATTAAAATAGAGTTTAACAAATGATATTGAATAACTATTTCCACCAGTAAATACATCAGTTGAAACTGCGTCTACAAAATAACCAATGTCACGTTTACACTTAGTTTCTGTTGAAGAATCTGCAGGATTTTCTCCAGCCTGCATTGTATTCCAAGCACTATTAATGATCTCCGTTCTGTTTTGCTGTATTAATCTATAAGCATCTTTAAATCTAGAAAATCTTGTTGTTTGTACATCATTAGGATAATAAAAATCTGGATGAGATATTGCAATCGAAGCTAAAGATTTATCAATAATTTCAGTTCTATTTGCTTTTATTAAATTTGCAGCATCAACATATCGATCATCAGTTGTAGATATAACTTCAAAATCATATCCATTATTTCCAGATGGATAAACTGATTGACCTTGATCACAACTAAAAACTAATCCTCCAAGTTTTACTCTCTTTCCTGGTTCAATGAAAAGATATGGACCTGTTGGACCAGTTCCAGTAACTGTTACCGTAGTTATTCCAGTTAAATAATCATAATCTGCATCATCTACAGTAAATACTGGTGTATAAAGTTTGGATACTTGTCCACCACTCACGTAAGTATGAGGATTTGCATAAGTTGTAGATCCAGTATTTACTATAAATGTAGTGCTACTAGATGAAGAACTAATAACATCTTGAACTGTAAATTCATATCCTTGATTTCCATCTGGATAAACGTCCGTTCCATCAACACACTCGAAAGTTAATCCTTCAATTTTAACTCGATCACCAGAGGATATTGGTAGATAACCAGAAGTTTGAATTGTTGTAATTCCTGTGCTGTTAGTGTAAGAAGCTGTTATAACACCAACAGGAACTCCAGAAGATCCAGATGTACATGAATATGTCAGATTCTCAATTTTGACAGCATCATCTTTTAATAATCCATGATCTGTAGCAGTTATTGTAGTAATGCCAGTACTATAATCATAATCTGCAGATACAACAGTTGTTCCAAATCCAACTACAGTTCCTCCCCAAGTAGAGTTATTAACAATTGCTCTAGCAACATCAAATGAATAGTCTAAAGTTGCAATTGTCTGTTCAATTTCACCTTTTTCATTGTCTAATGTACCAACTGCTAAGTTCCAATCATCATCATAATATGATTTACCAGCACCAACACACTTAGAGTTACCACCTCTAGTAATATCATATATTACAGATCTCCATATATCACCAACATCATCGGCACAATCAGCACTTTCTAATCTTACTCCATGAATTGTTGTAATACCAGTAGCATAATTAAAATTATCAATAATATTAGTAATAATACCAACACGTTCTCTTATTTTTTCTCTAACTGCAGTGCAACCGCCACCAACTAAAATTGGTGAGTAAGAAACATTTTGTGCAAGTTGACTATAAGTTGTAACACCAGGTTGAGATTTATAATCTTTGTTATCTATAATGTATGTTGTAACACCAACAGCATATTGTATAGCGGATATAGTCGCATCTTGAATACTATTTCCATTTTCATCGTTTCCAATAATGTGGAGAAGTGTTCCTCCATCATCATAATAAGATAATCCTGCACCAACACATTTTTTATTACTTCCAGCTTTCAAATCATAAGATAAAGAACGCAAAATATCTTTAATATCATCTTCACAATTAGATGGATCTGTAGAAATACCTGAAGAATTAGTAACAACAAATGGTTGACCAGCGGAACCAACGTATGCAGTGGTTAAAAATCCTACTGTTTCTGCAGCAATATAGTCAATATTTAAATCAATTAATCTTGCAGCATCTTGCTCTCTATGATTTCCAGCAAATCCACTATATCCACTAGTTAAGAATCCTACAGATTCTTTCGCAATATAATCTAAATTCAATCTAATCATTCTTGCAGCATCAAAGAATCTATCCGTAGCAACCCCCAATAAAGGTTGTAATGCTACCACTGCAGCTCCATCAGTCATTTCTGGACCGATAAAGCTAATATCAGTTATATGACATCCATTATTAACATAAATCAAATCTTGATTTGGATTTTTTGGTGTAATAATACAATTTCTAAGTTCTGTTCCTTCAATCGAAACAATTTTATTCAGAATAACAGGATTATCCTCAACATATGTGCCTGGAAATACTTTTATAGTATCATTTGTTAATGCAACAGATGAAGCTCCTTTTATAGTTCGCTTTGGATGATTTTCTGCAAGACCAGTATTATTATCATCACCATTTATAGAAACAAATATCGTTCTTCCAACTGGTTTATATGATTGAACTTCTACTTTACCTTTTCCTGGAACTTGAGTTTCAAAAATATCAATACCAATTCCTGGAACAATTTGAGTAACAATTCCACTTAGAGTATCACCATTACCAAAATAATTTGTTGCTGTTGCTGTTCCAACTACAGTCAGTGTATTTGTAATTGCACTCGTTCCAATACCAATACTACCAGAGGATGGATTGAAAACTAATTTTTCACTAGATACCTCTATCACTTCAGTTGATCCAACAGTAACGTTGGTCATCACTGGATAAAGAACTACATCTTCATCGGTATCATCAACTTCAAATTGTGTTATTCCCTTAGGACCTTGCAATCCTTGAAGTCCTTGAGTACCTTGGATTCCTTGAACTCCTTGTAATCCTTGAGTGCCCTGAACTCCCTGGAATCCCTGTGTCCCCTGTGTTCCTTGTAAACCTTGAGTACCTTGCGTTCCCTGGAGTCCTTGAATACCTTGGAGTCCTTGTGTTCCCTGAACTCCCTGTAAACCTTGCGTTCCTTGATGTCCCTGTAAACCTTGAGTTCCTTGAACTCCTTGTAAACCCTGAGTACCTTGGGGTCCCTGTAAACCTTGAGTGCCTTGAGTTCCTTGGAAATTCGATCTTACACCCTGTAAACCTTGGAGACCTTGGGTACCCTGATTTCCTTGTAATCCTTGAACACCTTGAACACCTTGAACACCCTGAGTACCTTGAGTACCTTGAACACCCTGAGGTCCCTGAAGACCCTGTGTTCCTTGTGTAGATTGAACTCCCTGTAAACCTTGAAGACCTTGAACACCCTGATTTCCTTGTAGTCCTTGAGTACCTTGAAAATTGCCAATTACACCTTGTAATCCCTGTAAACCTTGTAATCCCTGTAAACCTTGAAGTCCTTGTAATCCTTGAAGTCCTTGTAATCCCTGTAATCCCTGTAAACCTTGAAGTCCTTGAGTACCTTGATTACCTTGTAATCCCTGTAATCCTTGGAGACCTTGGACACCTTGAGTTCCTTGATTACCTTGTATACCTTGTAATCCTTGGAGACCTTGGAGACCTTGAGTTCCTTGAAAATTACTTAAAGGACCTTGAACACCTTGGAATCCTTGAGATCCTTGAACACCTTGAAAATTACTTAAAGGACCCTGAAGTCCTTGCATTCCTTGTGTACCTTGGAAATTACTTATATTACCTTGAAGACCCTGAAGACCTTGAAGACCCTGAAGACCTTGAAGACCTTGAGCACTCTGGACACCTTGTAAACCTTGTAATCCTTGGAGACCTTGGAATCCTTGAGATCCTTGAACACCTTGAAAATTACTTAAAGGACCCTGAAGTCCTTGCATTCCCTGTAAACCTTGAAGTCCTTGAAATCCTTGACATCCTTGAGTGCCTTGGAAACCCTGTAAACCTTGAAGTCCTTGTAATCCTTGAAGTCCTTGTAATCCTTGAACACCCTGATTTCCCTGTGTTCCTTGGAAATTACTTAGATTACCTTGAAGTCCTTGTAATCCTTGAACACCCTGATGTCCTTGTAATCCCTGTAATCCTTGTGTTCCTTGAAAATTACTTAAAGGACCTTGAACACCCTGAAGACCTTGAACACCAGTAGGGTTAAATGAGATAGATAATCTCTCTGTATCATCAAAACTAGAAGAACCAGAAAGATAAGTAACATAAACCTCTAAGAATCTATGACTACCAGAAAATCCATTTATTGTTACATCTTCAACTTGAGTAACATAAAATATAACAGCTCCAGGATTGTTAGTTTCCGCTGATGAAATAGTTAAAGATCCTTTTATAGTGTTTGTGAATGAAGGATCATCCCACCCGTTAATCCAATTAGATCTTGATACTCCATAATAATCTTGTACCGAAATAAAAATTCTATTAACTGATGCAATTGAAAGATTATTAAATTTTAGTGTTCCATTTGCGACTCGATATAAAATATTACTAATTCCACCTGGATCAAGTGGTCTCTGAGTTTCACTATCAAATTCATAAGGTACACCATTAGGAAATCCAACAACACCCTGAGTTCCTTGAAAATTACTTAAAGGACCCTGAAGTCCTTGAAGTCCTTGGAGTCCTTGAACTCCTTGGAGTCCCTGAGTTCCTTGATTAGATTGTACACCTTGTAAACCTTGAGTTCCTTGGAAATTACCAACTACACCTTGTAGTCCTTGATTTCCCTGTGTTCCTTGATTACCTTGTAATCCTTGAGTTCCTTGAAAATTGCTAATTACACCTTGAAGTCCTTGAAGTCCTTGAAGACCTTGAGCACTCTGGACACCTTGTAAACCTTGTAATCCTTGAGTTCCTTGAAAATTACTTAAAGGACCCTGAAGTCCTTGAAGTCCTTGAAGACCTTGAGCACTCTGGACACCTTGGAATCCTTGTAAACCTTGTAAACCTTGAACACCTTGCCTTCCAATAGGAGCGAAGAAAAATGCAATCTTTGTATTTGCACCTATTGTACTAGTAGTATCTGTTAAAAGATTGACAGTAAGTGTATAATAAGTATTAAAAGCACCCTGAGTACCAGCATTTACATCAGTAACTTCAAAAATATAAGAAATAGTTCCGTCTGGGGAAGAAGATTGTAAATGCAAATATCCTACAGTTGGTTTTGATCCTAAAATTTCCCAATCATCAAACCATGCAGTTTGATTCTTACCTACACTATCAATATTATCAATGTATATTTTTGTTATATCTGCTGGAGTATTATTATCAAATCTAAAGTATCCATTACCAGGATCTCCCTGTGTTGTAGAAGTATTAAATCTCCATATTGTTCCACCACTATCACCTTTATTACCTTGCTCACCAATTAAACCCTGAACACCTTGGAATCCTTGTGCGCCTTGAGATCCTTTTGAACCTTGAAGTCCTTGGAAATTGCTAAGTACACCCTGAGCACCTTGGAGTCCTTGAGCACCTTGGAGTCCTTGAAATCCTTGTGACCCCTGAGAACCTTGTAAACCTTGAGCACCTTGGAGTCCTTGGGTTCCTTGAAAATTACCAAGTACACCTTGTAGTCCTTGATTTCCCTGTGTTCCTTGATTACCTTGTAATCCTTGATTTCCCTGTAATCCCTGATGTCCTTGTAATCCCTGTAATCCTTGTGTTCCTTGAAAATTACTTAAAGTACCTTGGAGACCTTGAGCACCTACGGTTCCAGTAATCGTTAATCTTTTATCACCATCAATGTTTTGTGTTGTAAGTGCAATACCAACACCAGCTACTATTTTTACAGTATCAAGACCTTCGGCTTCTAATGTATCTTGCCCATCAACTTCCCAATATTTAAACGTACTATTAAGGGCAATTTGTACAGCACCATCACCCAAATCAGATACTGCAAATCCAGAATCAGTATCAAAACGTATTGCTTTTACATTTGTAATCTGATTACTAATTACACCATTCCCAGTTTCAGGGTCTATAGTTAATGTATCAATTGCACTAACTTCTATACCAACGTTCTCTAAGTTAGATCCATCACCATAATAATTTTGAGCATAGACACTAACTGCACTAACAATACCAGTATTACCATATACGGTAACACCTGTTCCAACCTTAAGATCATCTATCTCTAAAAGAGATAGTTGCTCAGGCGGTTGATTTGTACTGTAGATATTAATTCTTGCCATGTTTTATTTCTTGTCGTATGTCCAACCAGCGATTGAATATTCCGAATTATCACCTGGGTAATCATCTGGTGTGGTACCTTCGTACTCTATTATCATTTTACCCAATCTATCAGCCCAAACTTGATAATGACAATTAATTGTTGTTCCATTTCCAGATTTTACAATAATATTTTTACCCCATTCAATTTTTTCAACATAAAGATCTTGACTATGCCCTATTTGAGTAAGATTTACTGTGATAGACTCTTTGTCAACTAAACCATCCCAATAATCGGGGAGAGTAATTACATTACTATTTAACAACTTTCCTCGAACGTATATTGCAGCTTCTGGACCCTCAACACATGCATGTCTTAACCTATAATTTGGTTTATTGGGGTGCTTTATATCAAAGGTTTTTTTACTATTTAAAGCTAATGGAAGATTACCAACTCCAGCAACAAGAACAGCACCATTCAAATTGATAGTAGGTGCAGATATATCAACTTTACCACTACCATTCATAAGAACACTATTACCAGTTAAAGTAAGTCCCTTAGTTCCAGCTATTGCAGTTTTTGTACTTTTAACGGTTGTTGTGACTGAAACTACATCTAGGGTAGGACCCTCAATTCTAGTAGCACCATTTACGGATGTAGCGCCAACAATAGTAACTACACCTGTTAAATTAGATGGTCCTACAACTTCAACAGCTATTGGATTTGTGGTGTTAGACATCACATTAAGTGCTGCATTAACAATTTTATTCATACCAGAACCGACAAAACATTGATATATGTTTGCACTTCCTGGTGGGATGAATGCTTGTGGTATGTTTAATGCAGCGCCAACAACTGGTGCTTTAACTTCTAAATAACTTGTCGAAATATCCGAAAAATTTGCTGATGACATAATATATTATTTTATTTTACTGTTCCTGTAGATCCACATGACTGGGATAGACCCTTTAACAAAGATTCCCAATTTCCTTGAAGTAATGATGTAATCGATTTTGTCATTGATTGAGGAGGAAATTGTTCTAATAATCCCATTACATTTACAAAGTTTTCTGTAACTATATTTACTCCACTAGTTCCATTTAGACATAATCTAGATGCAGCAATACGCACTTCCTTTGTTGAAGCTATGATTACATGCCCATTTGAAGATACTAAAAAATTTCCTTGATTTTTTTCACCTGTTGTTTCGATATGAATATTTTTTGCTTTAAGATGTATATTTCCTCTTTCAGCATTAATAATTAAATCACCGTTTTTGGCAACGATAGATCTTGCAATAGCTTCTTTTTTTGTTCCATCTATACTATGACCAGAAACTTCGTGCCATGCGTCTTGTATATGTTCAACTTTAGATCCATCTTTATGATAAACACAGTGATTATTTGTTGATGTAATAATACAAAAATCTCTACCATCATCCTGTGATCCTGGTCCTATGGGACCACAATGAACATAAGCATGTGGATTATTTGCAATTGTATAATCTGGTGCTGGATTTGATGGTGGTGTTGTCATCTTGAAATACAATCAATTACGGTTAACAATTTATCTGTACCAATAGCATCCAATTCTTCCTGTTCAAGAGCAGAAATGGGTGTGAATTTAAGCACTGTTCTAAACTTAGCTCCTACTCCATTTCTACTATTTATTGTAATATCTGGGAGAACTGTGTATCCTCTTGGTGATGATACAATTCTAATATCAACTATTTCACCATCTGGAGAAACTTCAAGTTCAAACTCTGGTTGATCTTCAAGATCTCCATCTACTTCAACGGTATCTTCTTCATCATATCCAGTTCCAGTGCTAACAATTATAATTCTACTGATTTCAGAAACTACTTGTGACGAATCTTCAGGAACTTGATCTTCATCAGGATCATCATCAATCGATGCAATTAATCCTGGTAGATTTATTATATTCTGATCTCTACCATCTCCGTCTTGATTGGAATCAGTTTCACCATCATCATCACCACCAGATGGTTCACCCGTTCCACCGCCACCTGTAGGTGAAGTACTGGTTGTACTACCAGTTGGTACTTCATTACTTCCACCACCACCAGATGGAATTGGATTATTTGGATCACCAGTTGGATCATTATCTGGATCTGGGTCTGGATTTGGGTCTGGATTTGGATCTGGGTCTGGATCACCAGTAGGATCTTCAACATCTGGATCGGGGTCTGGATCTGGATCGGGGTCTGGATCGGGGTCTGGATCTGGATCGGGGTCTGGATCTGGGTCTGGATCGGTACCTGGTACACCAGTTACATCCTCAGGATCATCGGAACCTGGGGGATCTGGTGGATCTGTAGGATCCTCGGGAACTGTAGGATCTTCTAATTTTGATACGATAATTTGAATTACTTCAACAGCAGTATTTTCAATAGATAAAGCTTTTGTATTTAATGCGGTAAGAATATAATACAATTCTTTGGTTGTTTCACCTTCAGCAAATTCGGTATCAAGTGGAATAACTAAAGATGCTGATCCATTAGGAACTAATCCACTGTATATTGTTTCAGATGTATCAGACTGTTGATTATAACTACCTAAAGAAACTTGAGTTGCATTACTAGTACTCCAAATAAACTTAACTGTGTTTCCTACAACAGAATCTTCTGGTTCTGCCGCAAATGAGTCTATTGACGGTGGATCTGTATTGATAGGATCTCCAGGATCTCCTGGAACATCATTTTTAAATACCCTAACTGAGATATCATTTTTAGTTTCATTCTGTGGATGATCAGAAAAAGTTTTTATCGCTGTAAGTTGATATATTTTTTCAGTTTCATTGGAACCAGCAGGAAAATTAACATCATCTTCTGATATGTTTATTGTACGACTTCCATTAGCAGGTAAATCTCCAAGACCTTGAACATTTAATCTTACTTTATCCGCATTTGATGTTTCCCATCTAATAGTTACTGTATTATTAACTTCAACATCTCTTGGAACAGATTCTAAACTTCTAATTACTGGTTGAGGTCTAATTTGATTAGTATATCCAATTCCTGGATTTGTAATTACAACATCAGTTACTTCACCACCTTCCAAAATTGGATATCCATTTCCACCAACACCACATCCACCAGGATCTACAAAGGACATAAATGGAGTTGATTCATATTCATTTCCTGGATAGAACATATTAACACCAACAATTTCTCCAATGGCATTAACAACAGCTCCACCTACAGCTTGTGCTCCACCTCCACCAAAAAATTCAACCTGAACACCACATTCAAAAGAACCACTATAACAACCACCTGGAGAAACATATCCACCCTGATTTTCTGGATCACCTTCTCCAAAGAAGTCATCCATCCACCCATTAACAGATTTAGAGATACCTTCACTAAAACTAAAGTTATACCAATTATCAGTTTTAGTATTTTGTGGTCCACCAAATGGTCCAGCTGCAAATTCTTTTAATTCTTCATTACACTCTGGTTGTTCACATAAAAATCCTTCAAATCCCAATATAAAATTAATCGCCTGATAAACAGACCCCATAACTCTTGATACTGGAGCAAGTTCCTTATTGATTGAATCAAAAAAAGGTTTCATTGCTCTATCGATATCATTAAGAAGTTTATTTAATATTGCATTAACATAATTTTCAACAGAACAAAAAGGAACGTTTATAACTTTTCCTATAAATGAATATAAAAAATCTCCAACTAAATTAAATAATCCATCAATAATATCATCAAATTTACAAAATACTTTATCAAGTGTAATTGCCAGTTTTGACTTGGTCGTTTCTTTGGTTTGTGGAGGATTTGTTAAGTAAATTAAATAATCAATACCAGACTTGATCTTTCTAAGAACCCATTCTCTAGATCTTTGAGTAATGCCCTTAAGAACTCCAACTATTTCTGATATTGTTGCTCTTATTTCGCTTTGTAAATTAGATACTGCCTTTATAGTTCCATTAATATACTTATCTCCATATTTCTTCAACCCTCTAAGAAAAATAAAAAACTTTTTTAGTGAAACATATATATTTGCTGCATTATTTTTTCCACATGGAGCAGCTTTAACATGTGGAAGCTCACATAACTCTCTATATGAATCAAGAGCTAAAGTTCTACATACAGGTAATTTACTCGGATCAAAGTACCCATTTTCTTGTATTATATTGATTTTTTCATTATTAGGAATTTTTACAGAATTACCTGTTAAATCATTATTAAGATAATCTGTTGGTATTCTACTTTTTGCCATTATTTTCTAAAAAAACTCCTACTTGTACGAAATGGTGTTTGCTCTCTTTTTTCACCAGGTTTTTTTCCACTAATCATATGATACAGAGCTGGTTGCACACTTTTATACCAATTTTTAGTCTTTTTAAATTCTGCACTTTTTTTCGATGTTTGATCACTTTCAGTTATTTCGTATGATGGATCACTTCTCCCCAAAACTCCTACTATCAAAGGTAATAGTTTTTCTGGATCATCATTTAAAAATACTCCGACAACCCATTCACCACCAGTTATTCCAACACTCTTTCTATTTAGAGATCCATGACTAGTTGATCTCATGATCACTGCCCATTCCAACCCATCATCAGAAAGTTCAGAACCTAATGATGGGTGATAACCCAATATCCTAACTTTAACACGATCACCCCACCCTTTAGGATTTTCAATATTAATTGTTTGTCCCAAGGGAACTTGACCTATGAACCATTTTAATGGTGCTTTTCCAACAAAATCTGGATTAAATGACATTAGAAGTTGTCTCCGTATTTGTATATATTCCAGGTGTGTCCCGAACTATTCTTAAAGAAGTATATGAAGATCTAGGTCTAAAATCATGGCATAAATGAGTTATAATATATTTACCACTATTTAATTCACTTTTGGTACCTTTATGTTTACTATCAAAAGAAATTTTCTGAAAAATACAATTTATAACATCACCAGCATGTAATGCTAAATTACATGGAACTATTATATCAATCACGTGTGACATTAATAAATTATATCTCTGTATTGATCTTGATAGGTAGAATTTTTTATCATTCACAATAGATGAACTTATTCCAGGATTAGTGAATCCAGAATCTGCAAGTGAAAACACAGTTCTTGAAAAATTAACATTAGTTTTATCTTCATCATCATATAAAGCTTGAAAATCTATATTATTTCCAAGAGTACTATGTCCATAAGATGCTAATGGTACTTGTTTTTCAACATATCCAAAAGTACTCATATCAAAAGATGCTTCCTTTATCATAGAAATACCAGAGTACATATTACTCAAAACATTACTATTATTATGATAAACAGGTTCTTTTAATATCTTAAAATCATTTTTTCTATCATCAGTATTGAACATTACATCTGTGTGCGTGTAAGTTGCAACAGGATCTGATTGAATGATACTATCAATTGATTTGTAGTTCATGCCATCTTGAGTCTCCCAGAAAAAATATCCAGGTCCACCCGTACTAGAGACAGATTTTTTCGCCATGGAAGTAATAATATCAAATGGTCTGTTACCATTCATACGAAAAGAATCACTATTACTTGTTTGATCTATAAAAACTTTTTCTGTTGGAAATCCCAACTCATCTGTTAATATTTTTTCAATAGAACTAGAAATAGTATTATGATAACTCTTAAAACTTTTGTGAGTTCCGTTTATAACTGAAGACTCTGAAAGTAAACTTAAAGTAACAGTTTCAGATTGACTGTCTTGAGAAATCGGAGTTGGATTTGAAACTCTAAATGGAGTTGTCCTAAAATCTAAAAATCCAGATTCATTCTCAATAAAAAATTGTACAGATTCTTGTCCCTTACCAATAATTGGTAAACTATCTCGTAGTGTTCCAAGTCTTGTTTGAACATCAACATTAGAACTTGCTCTTACAAGATCTCCAACATCATAATATGTTAATGATGCTGTAAGTATTGGAGAAAAAATACTTTCATAATACTTAAATCCCAATGTTTTTGCTTCAATAGGAACTACCGTATTATCTTTTGGTCTTCCAATTAATATTTGTTTGTAGTGGGATGAATTACTATATGGCATGTCTTTAAGAGATTAGGGATCTATTACGTAATCCAGATCCTGACTTTGGTGTGATAACAAATGGAACAACTTGTTGTACAGGAACTTCAACAATTTCAGTTGGACCAGAAACCACAGCTACGGTTGTTTCTTTCAATATAGTTATTGATGCAGAATCACCACCACCATATCCAGGAGTAGCTGGTGATATTCCTTGCTGTGGTCTTATCTGTTGATTGTTTTTTATTCTCTGTTCCAACAATTTTTCAATTTTTAACAAAAGTTTTTTATTTTTTTCATTGGTGGTTTCATATTCAGTTGGAAATAATCCAGTTCCAAATGCACCTCTAGTATCTTTGATTATGAGTTTACCACTACTATCTATTTCAACATTTATATTTTCTTGTCCAAATATCATATTATTACCCTTTCCAATACTTAATATCATTTTTTTGATATTTTCACTTATCTGTAAATTGGTTTTTGGTTTTGGTGGTTCTAATTTATATGGACCTGGTTTCATCGTTGGTGATCCCATTTTAATAGTGTAATTGCCATCACCAGTTCCAAGATAATCTTTTGTGGCAACACTAAAATCTAACATATGATTTTTAGAGTGTCCTGGTACTCCAGAACCTGCATCATTTACACGTACAACTGCAGTTTTATTTGTTCTAGTATTTGTCACGATAACATTGAAAGCCTGACCCCTAGATAAAGTTCTACCACCAGGCATATATCTGGGATCTGCTCTATAAGTCATAGATTTTGGAAGTTTTGCCAAAAATTCTGGGAATGCTGCAGCAGTAAATAATTCTGGTCGATAACCTTCACCAGAAGAAGTTGCTGGTAATCCATCTGGTGTTTTATATCCACTTGCATTAATTCCACCCAAAGATGGATCATAATAAGATGTTTTTGCATTAGTAGCAATAATATCACCTTGTTTCAATTGATTAGGACCAGGACCACCTCCACCTAATAATTGAGTTGTTATTAATGGTCTTAATCGTGCCCAACCAGGATATGCACCTGCTTTAGTAGTATAAGGTCCACCTTCCTTGAAAAAATCAACGCTCTGGTGTGGTCCAGTCCCACTACCAACTTCTCTTGGTTTATCTAGATATTCTTGTCTTGTTGCTTTTCTACCTAAAACTTGTCCCGCAGTAATAGTATCCCCATCTTTAACTTTCAGTTCTCCTGTAGGAAAATGGGCATATAGTGCATCAAAATAAGTTCCTGGATTATTTGGATCTTCACTTCGTATAATTACATGATTTCCGTATCCACGTTTTTTACTAGGATCTTTGTCCCATCCAGGGTCTGCTGGATCATTAGCAATTCCACGTGGTATAACTTTACCATCAAATAATGCAATCATATTAGGATTGGGACCTGTAATCTCATATCCAGGTTCATCGGTTGCATCTTGACTAATAATAGTCCTCTTTCTATTCCACAATTCCTCCTCTTTAAACGCCTGTTGCTCAGTCGCTTTGTAATCGGATGGTAAACGTCCTACTGGTCTTTTCTCTCTAGGATATTTTAGTTTCAATAAAGATTTGTAAGACTGCATGAAAGTCTTAAATAATGAATTATTTTCTTCATATTCTTTCGATATATTACTAGATTCTTCAGTATTTGTTTTTAATTTTGAAAAATAATTTACAGATGTGATTGCCCTTTTAGCTTTCCCAGTTAATCCACCAGAAACTGTCATTTTCTGACCAGTAACTGTTCCTCCAGTTGAAAGTTTTTGTATATCATTGTATGCACGCTGAGATTCATATCTTTCTACGTTTGCATCCCATACTTTCTCTTCACCAATTCCCTGCCAAGATTCTGGTGCTGTGGTTGCAGTACCAGTCTTATCTCCAGGAGACATAACTCCCATTTTCCCCTGAAAAGGAGCCATGATTACTTTACTCTTATCTTTTAGGAAGACAGTTCCAGTGTTTGAATCGTAACCAGGAGCCGATGCTTTTATTTTTTGTTGTGCTTTTACCTTTACTGGTTTAATAGCAACAGCTTTTACTGCAGGATCTTTAAGTGCTTCAGAATAACTACCATATACTTTCTTAGTCGTGCTTGAATAATACTTTCCTTCTATCTCTGCCAATTCTTGTTTAATCTTATCATCTTCATCAGGATTTTTAATTAAATTAAAGATATCAAAATCTAATCCTTTTAACATCTTATCAGTTTCATTAATAAGTTTTCCAGCTTCTCTAATCGTATCAAGTCCTGCTTGGAATGATCCACCGATTATTGGTAATAAAACTTTTGTTAAATCAAGTATTCCTTTCATTCCTTTTACAACAATATCAAATATTGTTGCAATAGCTGGACCTAACCAAGGATTATCTTCAAAAAATTTCTTTATTGTAGTAAATGCAGTCTGTAACCCCCTTAAAAGGGTTGGTAAATTATTTACTAAAACACCAAGTATAATAACACCAAAAACTTCTTTGAACTTATCAATCATACTCTTTGGTTTTGCTACCAATCTTGTAGCAATATTAGTCAATGCAGACTTTTGTGCTCCCGCTTCTATTTTGTTTTCCTTTTTCTTACGTTTTGATTTACCTAAAAGAATAAAATTAAATCTTTTTTCATCCTTTTTTATTTTCGATATTTTTTTTCTTTTTGAAAAAATCAAAGAATTTATATTAAGAATATTAAATTTTAATTTTTTTACGCTCTTTGTACTTTCCATATTACACCAAGATACCTAAAGTTTCTGGGACTGTATAATTAAAGTCATTATTAGAATCAAATGGTGATATAGAAGGAATTGGAGATGTAGCATCTGATTGTGTAGTCCTTGGTTTTGGTGTAGATTTTTTAGAAAGATCTAAAACCTTGGGCGCAAGATTAACAACATTAACAGATGGAGAACCAGTTTCTTTTTCAATAACAAATGGAACGACAGTTGTACTTGTAGGAGATTGTACAATATTTTTTACATTTGTTACTGGTTTAGCAATATTATTAGTTACGGGTTGTCTTATACTATTATTAACTGATGAAAAATGAGATCTTGATGGTGATTGTTTATTTTGACTTACAAATTTTGGTGCTGGAATACTTGGTCCAGACATTTTTTTAGGTCTAGATCTTTTCGGTCTAGTAATTTTAGATTTTAATCCTGGTGATCCACCACCACTTGGTGGATCACCACTTGGTGGATTTGTTTTTGCTCTTTCCTTTCTATTTTTCTTAGAAATTTCTCGCTTCTCTTCATCAAACAATTCAGTAAATTCAGTAATTAAATCTTTAAATACCCTGTTTGATCTTCTAGTTACTGCATTAATTTTTTCTTGGTTGATAGTTGCTTCAGTAAATTGTTTCCACAATCTTCCAGCATTATCATTAATATCCTTTAAAAGTGGGCGGAAAGGATTTGCTGCTGATGAACGAATAACTTCTTCTCCAGGAGCAAGCATTGCAGGAACACTATCAACTGTTTGAGATCCTGAACCAAATACTGTTCCACCCATACTTCTAAATTGGGTTTCTGGTTGAACATTTACTTTTTCAGATGGACTATTTGCATATATTCTCTCTAACTGTTGTCTGACTTCTTTAGGTGCTCCAACAAAAAGATTTCCACCAGATGTTCCAGATAATTCTCTCTGTATGAGACGTTTTAATACCTCATCAAGAACAACATTTTCATCTACTACCAATCTACCTTCTTTTGCTCTTTGTTGTAAGAGAGCTCTATGAAATGCTGGAGATTGTACTTCTTTTTCAGCTGCTATGACTACTCTATCTGCCTGACGATCTGGTAGTTTAAGTTTTAATTGCCCTAAACGATTTCTAACAGCAACTTTAAATTTGCTTAGGTTGGCAGATCTAAGACTTGTAAAAGGAGATTTCGGTCTCACTCCCCTTCCAGGTCTTCCAGCCATAATCATACCTGCATAATCTAATGCAGTTTGAGCTCCGAAGAAGGTTTTAATCCACGGATTATCTAACATCAACTGAGTTTGTTGAGCTTTATAATCCTGTTCTTCTTTGCTTATAAATCTGAATTTGGGTGTGTCATCCCCAGTGAATATATTTTTTGATGTTGGTTCAACGATCAATTGACCCATTGGAGTTTGAACACTTTGTGTTTTTGTTTGTCCAAAAATAGTACGATCATTGTAATATTTTTTAAGTAAAGGATTAACATATTCTTGAACTCCTACTGGTATTGCCTTTCTTCTTATTATTTCTAATGGTGTAGGTTCGGATTTTGTTACTTCTTCTATCGGTGGCGTCTCTTTAGGTTTTAGTGGTGAAGCCGAAGCACTAGATTCAGAAGCTTTGGCAAGTGCAGTTAATGGATTACTAATCTCTATAAGTTGTTTTAATATTTCAATAGCTCCCAAACCCAGAAGTCCATTAAAAATACCTGTAAAAATAGGTTTATAATCTGTTTTACTAATTGCTGCCTGCATTTGCGCTTCCAACGCAGATGACAGTTCTGGAGATGGTTCTTTGATACAGTTTGGAAGCTTTGCACAAAGATCTTCTAAAGGGAATTTTGGTGGTTGAACCCTAGGTGTTTTAAGTCTATTTTCAAAGAGAGATCTAAGACCTCTTCCAATTTTGTATAATTTTTTAACTAATCCAAGTAATTTTACTGCACCAAAAACTACTAGTAATTCTTTCCAGTAATCTTTTAAGAAATTAAAGAACTGCTGTAATTTTTCTTGGTTTTCTTTCTCAGATAACCATTTAAAGGCAGTATTGAGTACTATACCAGTTATTATTATAGAAAGAAAATCTAAAATTCTTTGGAATATACTTTTAGCAGGTGCTATTACAGTATTTAATGCACTACCAATTAAAGATTTACCCCGACTTTCTATCCTCTTTTCTTTTTCATTAATTTTATTTTTTGCTATCCTTTTTTTCGATAGTCTTAAATTTTCATTTCTTTCCTTTATCCTTTCATCATAATCTAAACTTAACTGCTCTCTAATTTGAGAAAGTAACTTATTAGATTCTTCTAAAACTTTAAATATATTTAAATTAGACTGAATATATTTAACTATACCACGTGATTCTTGATTTTCACTCTTTTCAGAAACTAATTTACTAGGTGTAATTTTTGGTGTTAGTTTTTTAAAACTAAAACTACTTTTTTTAAGACTTATACCAGATCCTAAAGCACCACGATTTAAAGAAGAATTTATATTTCTTCTACTAATTTTGGGAAGAGATGGTGCTCTATAGATTTGGTTAATTTCCACTTTGTTGTGCTTTTAGATTTTCTTCTTCAACATGCTGTTGTAAAAGCGAAACATAGATTTCCCTTTCAAAGGGAATCATATTTTCCAACTCCGTCAAGCTATATTTATGATGCTGCATCAAGGCAAAATTAACACGGTAATATGACTCAAGATTAGTATGAGCCATACTCAGGTGAAAAAACTTGCAAGGCCCTCAAGAACGACTTCAGATTCAACTTTGGTTTTCGGATTTGTAACATTAACAATATGCATCAATTTAGGCATAGTTATAAAGAAGTTTTCAACCTCTTTCAACTGCCTGGTGTTCATTTGATCTACAAAATCCTTCAACTCTTTCTTAGTACAATCTTTTGCAGACCAAGACTCTTCTTTATTATATACCATATCGATACATGAGACAATCATGTCTAATGATTTGTCAACATTATCATCATCCGTATTATATTCAAAATTATTCTCAACAAACTGATCCAAGGAAGGATACTTCATCTTCATTGAAAGTTCATCATCCAACCTAATAATCTGTTCATGGTCAGGATTTCTCTGAACTGAAATGCTATCTATATCAATAGATGTTTTAACTTGAGTTTCTTCATCATCTGGGCAGATAACACTTACTTCAACTGATTCACCAACAGATTTTGCTCTAACATTGAGGAAAATATATTCAATATCAAAAGTTGATAAGTCTTTTATCTTAACACCTCTTGTGCTAATACAATCTCCTAAGATTTGTACAATAGCATTGGTAATTTGTTTCATATCTTCAGATTCTAATGCCATGATTAGAATCTTTTCTTCTCTAACAAGAAAAGGTCTATACTTAATCTTTTTACCAGAAGATGGAATTTCCATCTCATACAATGGCGTATTAATCTTAGGTAAAGGCATAATTTTCTATACAATTCATGTGTTTTTATTTATAGGGTGTTATGCAATATTGCCGTTCAAATCAATTGATTCGGTTGCAAACTCCCTACGTACAATGTATCTATCATAGTTTAGAGTAACTGTTATTTTCATAATTTCAGAACCACCATATGCAACTGGTATTGAAGCCATAGACTTAGGAAAAGCATTAACTAACTGATATGATATGTTTGTTGCACCACCTTTTGCATAGTCTGCTTCAAACTTTTTGATGTAAATTCCGTTAGTTTTATAATACTTTGGGTAGTTATATCTTCTATAATAACCAACTGATGCTGATTGATCTGAGTTTTGTTGTGGCATGTCTCCACCAGCGCCACCAGAAATAAAATCCATCCATGCTTCAAAAAATCCTAATACTTTATATTGTCTATCAATATAAAATGTGAAGTCAATATCAGTATTAATTCTAGTATGTGCAAATTCTTGCCCAACACCAATGAAATTATCTTTTACTTCTGCAGTTGCATATGAAGATGCTGGTAAAGTTGCATTAGTACAAAGAAGACCTATACCTCTACCAAAATCTTCATTGAAATTGATAGATCCATATTGAGTACCATCACTAAGAAACTTTAAAAATGATGTTGTAGTTGATGGTGAAGCCCAAGAATTTCCAATAAAAACTTCGTATAGATTTGTTCTCGATAAATTCAAAAACGTTGGCAACATACTCATATTTACAGTGCCAATCTCTGGAACTTTCATTTCTAAATACTTTTATACGCTATGTTATGAACTATTTAGATGGCATACAAAGGAAAATACAAACCTTCTTATCCCAAGAAATACAAGGGTGATCCTACAAATATAGTTTATAGATCATTATGGGAAAGAAAGTTTATGGTTTATTGTGATAAAAATGAAAGAATATTAGAATGGGGTAGTGAAGAACTTGCACTTCCTTATAGATCACCGTTAGATAACAGAATTCATCGTTACTTTCCAGATTTTTATATTAAAGTTGTAGAAAATAATGGACAGATTCAAAAGTATTTGATTGAAATAAAACCCAAAAAACAAACTATTGAACCTAAAGTTAAAAAAACAAAAACTAAAGGTTACATATATGAAGTTACTGAATGGGCAAAAAATCAAGCAAAATGGAAAGTTGCTCAAGAATTTTGTGAAGATCGTCGATGGAAATTTAAAATTATCACAGAAGACGAACTAGGTATCTAAAATGCCAAGAAAAACACTAAGGCAAAGAGCAGCAGAAAATACTGATACTGATTTTAATGTAAATCGTCTTAGATCAGTAACTGATAGTATCGTCGGTACTGAACATCCAGATGATTTAATGATTGAATTAATGAATGTTTTAAATGAAAGTGGAAAAGTTCCTGATTCTGGAAAATACTACATTTTTGTTTACAATCCTAAAACACCAAACATAAAATATGATCAAAATCCATTTGTTGCCGTTTCAGATGTTTTTTCATGGGGGTTCAGAGGTATAAACTTTCATTGGGGAAAAGTTAGACAATATACTTGGGATGAGATAGTAGGGGAAATATATGAAGTCTATCAATCTGAGATAAAAGATTTACAAACCATACCTTTTGGAAACTTTCGTCTAAATAGTTAAAAAAGGATAATGGCAGAACAATCAATAAGGTATCCTTCTGATATGGCAATTGAGAAGGAAACTGATTATTTTAGTATTACACTTAAGGAATATGTAAATCCAGATGCATCTGGAATTGGTAACACAAATTTTACCGTTACTGGATTGCTTGATTATTCTAAAAAAGAATCCATACAGATTGGTTCAGTCATATACTTACCAATGCCATCAAATTTGCAAGATTCCAATGCGGTATCTTGGGGTGAAAGTAAGATGAATAATCTTACTGCTGCAGGAGTCGCTGCAGGAGGGGCACTAATGGATATTGACCTATTTAATCTCGAAGGATCATTAGAAGAAGTTAAAGGGAAATTGGGAACGATTCGTGGTTCTTTGGATTTGGATAAGATAATAACATTAGGAAAAACTCAATTATCTGCAGAAGCAGTAAATGTTCTTGGTGGTAATGTTACCCTAGATCAAATTCTGGCACGTAGTTATGGTCAAATCGTAAATCAAAATAATAGATTATTGTTCAACGGTGTTACTTTAAGAGAGTTTAACTTTTCATTCAAGTTAACACCGAGAAATGAAGAGGACAGAGATAATATTAAAAAAATAATTAGAACACTTAAAGTGCATATGAGTGCTAAGAATAATAGTAAAGAAAAGGACCCTGGTACATTTATTAAGACTCCTGGTTACTTTGATCTGCAATATAGAAAGGGGAATACTAAACACCCATTTCTACCATCATTCAAAGAATGTGCTCTAAAAAATATGGCAGTTAATTATACTGGTGAAAATGTTTATGCAACATATCATGACGGAACTCCTGTTTCTATGCAACTTGATTTAAGTTTTCAAGAAGTTGTACCAGTTTATGCAGAAGATTATACTGATAGTCTTTTAGGAGTAGGATACTGATATGGGTTATTTCAGAGAACTTCCAGAACTAGATTACCAATCACCATTAGTTGATAGAACATCAACACTAGAGTTTGTTAGAGCTAAAAATCTCTTTAGAAGAGTAAAAATTCGTAGTGATTTTGAAAAAATTTATAATGCTTTTGAAAAATATACAATAGTAGAAGATACACGCCCCGATCAAGTTGCAAACGAATTGTATAAAGATTCCACTTTAGATTGGGTTGTTTTAATATCTGCCAATATACTAAATGTTAGGAATGAATGGCCTTTATCAAATAGTAATCTTGAAGCATATGCATATGATTTATATGGTGACACTTTAAATGATGTCAAATATTATGAAACTATTGAAGTAAAAGATGCGAAAGGTAGAATTATTCTCCCTGCTGGTGAAATTGTAGATCAAAATCACAAAGTACCAAAACCAGTAACAGATACATTACCAACACAATCATATGTTCAATATTATGATGCAGATACCAACTCATATAAGAGAGTTGAAAATATCACAATACCTGTAACTAATTTTGAATATGAGGTAATGAAAAATGATAAAAAAAGAGAAATTACAGTATTAAGATCTCGATATTTAGAGCAATTTTTAGATGAATTGAGACAGTTGATGAAATACAAAGACTCATCACAATATGTGAATGATACTTTGATTAAAGCAGAAAATATTAGAATTACCTCTCCATAAAAAAGGGGGGGATTTAAATCCCCCCGCTGTTACTTAAAGATAAGCATATAATAAGTTGCCACAACCAGGAGGGTCAGGCAGACCCTCTCATATGACCACTTGAACTTTTTTTTCATCAGTCCTCTGCCAGTTTAGCAAAGTAACTCAGTGTATCATCATCTTCGGTAGAAGAACTGGTGATATCGGAGCTGTTAAAGTCTCGCCCATCACTCAATGAATTCAATTCTTCTTTCATTGATTGTGGCATAGGATTGCTCTCACCACGATTTTGGCGGCGGAACTCTTCCTCTTCCTCAAGGGTCTCCTGATCTTGGAATTTAGGAGTTCCCTTATTTCCAAGAACATAATCCATACGCTTTTTCAGTTCATCATAGGTTTTGAACTGATCGGGAGCAACAAGTTCAGAAAGAGAATACTGCTTCTTCCAGATTGCTTCCATAGCGTCATCATCATCTAGGAGGGCGCTGGAGCGGGCAAACTCCGAAGAGTCATAGTTACGGTAACCAGCAACGTTCTTCGCCTTCAGCTTGAAGTTAGCACCTTGCCAGAAGTCGAACGGATCGATTGCTTCCTCATCTTCAAACTCAGGTTGCATTGCAGTAGTGAGTTTATCAAAGATCTTCTTACCAAACTTATACAAGAAAACTTTTCCTTCGTTTTCAGGATTAGCAGGATCTTTTACAACATAAATGTTGGCGATGTAAGTCAGTTTACGCTTCTGCTTACGTGCAAGTTCTTTTCCAGCATCAGTGCCATTGTTCCAAAGCATGGAATTATACTCAGACACAGGATCTTTCTGTCCCATCGTAGTCAGAGAGTTCTCAATGTACCAACCACCAGGACCTTGGAAGGCATGGGAGTACAGTTTAACAAACGGCAGATCTTCGCCGTTAGGAGCAGGCAGGAAACGAATAACGGCATAACCGTTGCCGCTCTTATCACATTCCAGTTTCCAGAGACGCTCATCTCCTGGGTTAGCGGAATTATTCATTTTTTCGACTTCTTTAACCAGTTTAGCGGTCAAAGAGCCCAGTTTGGATTGCTTTTTAAGGTCTGCGAAAGACATTTGGATTACCTCGGATTAATTGGATTCGGGGGGATTTACTTGGATAGTATAACAAAAAATCGGTTAGGCGTCAATGTATTTTTTAAGTGCCTCGATGGTTGCATTCATACTATCAAAAAGCATAATCATATCAGTTTCTGGTGGAAAACCCATCAGAGCAACTGATTTACGAAGATTCTCTTTCATTTCTACCGCTTTAGGGTCGTCTGAAAGAGATAACCTAGTATACATCACTTGCTGCTTTTCTAGCAAGTCTGTGAGAATTTGGACATGTTCCAACTTTTCTTCACGGGACATTGCACTAAAAGACAATAAACTTCCATAAATTTTTTCTTGAAGATAATTTATCTCTTCAAGTTCTTTTTGAATAATTTCAGATTCAAAAAAGTCACTCATCTACCAGGTCTCTCAAAATTTTCTTGTATTTGAATACATCAATATTTATGAAGGGATTATATTTTTTTAATTTTAAACTTACGGTTTCCCATACAGGATCTTTTAATTTTTTATCAAAGTTTTTTGAAAAACCAAAAATTTTTTCAAAAATAACGAATGTTTCAAGACTTATTTCTCCACCAAGAAATTTTTTTAGTAAAATTGGGTGACCCTTGGAACAATTGAAGAGATTCTCTAATTCGTTGTTCGATAGTAATTCGTTGCTTTGTTCTTTGAACAAGTAAGTTGAACTCTGACGACGTTTCATCCAATCGGCGTACACTCTTTCGCCAGAATTGATAATTTCTCCAATCCATAGGTTTTGTGGGTTATCGGCAGCAGCAAAATTAGATACTAAAAAATCCAAAATTTCTTGATCAGAATACTTACGAGAGGTTTTTTCAAACCAATACTTGTCTTTTCTTTTATTGAAAGAAGTAATACTCGCACGGGTTTTTGCCCCGTATTTGAAAAAGTCGTATTTTGGATTTGTGAAGTGATTTTTTAGTGACAAATAATGTTGGTAAGTTTCAAAGGGAGTCACGATCATAGTGGCAGTTTAGCTCTCGATGTTTTTTTCATAAAGTTGAGACGAATAGCATCCCACTTTAACTTTTCTTTTAGAGGTTTTGATACAAGTTTTGTAATTGAATCAACTTCAATATTGTTAGTCTCACAATAGAAACATATTGCATCAATATAATTCATCTTTTCTTTTGCAACAATTTTTTCAATTTCTATTGCAAATTTTGATGGTGTTAAAAACTTGTTTTCTAACACGTTTTTTAGATCTTTATTTTGTTCCATAGAATTCCAATTTATCTCTAACAAACTCTCCAATATATTCTGTGAGAAGTTTGATGTACTTTGATTTGTCTCGTTCTTCATAGACGACGCATTCTCCATTTTCGCAAGCCATAATAATTACAAGTTTTTTGACTGAAATACCAGTCAGTTCGTACAGCATACAACCATATGCCATGCACTGTACAAAATAGTGATCAATCCACTCCCGTGGTTTCGGTTTAGCAGATGTCTTAAAGTCGATTATTGCTAATTCGCCGTTGTATTCTGCAATACAATCAACAGTTCCCGCAATCCCTAATTGTTTACTATATAGCGAACCTTCAAGGGTGTATATATTATTTATATTTTTAAGAGTTTGCTTAGAGATTTTAAATAAAAAGTCAGAAATAGGTTGTACTTCTGGCAATTCTTCATTCTTTAGAAAATACTCTACAAGAGTATGCATATCTGTACCACGACTTGTGGCACGTTTTGTGATGCGTTCTGCTTTTTCTTCCCCTACCCGTTTTCTCCACTTAGCAAAAAATTCTCTATTTCTGTGACTGGTAACAGATGTAATGGAGACCAGTCGGAGGAGTTCTTCTTCATCAGGAACTTTATAAAATCTTACTCCATCAATTGTTTCTCTTTCAAGAGATGGAAGATCAATATCAACATGGTTAAAAATCATTTTTCACTCATAAAAAATACTTGTGTTAATCTTGGATCAAAGTTATTAGAGAATAAATTACTAGCACTATGAAAGTAATTTGAATTATATAAGATTAATCTATTATAAACATTATCAATTTCATGTGTTTTTTCAAATAATTCATCAACTTTATCTTTTATTTTAATAATGTCTATAGCAGGATTTGGTTTGGGAATATAAGAAGAGTATAGCATATTTTTGTATGCATTGAAATAGTAGTCATATTCTCTTCTAAGATCTGCAAACTTTTTATTTGTTGATGGATCTGAAATGTTATTTGTATAATTTTTTAATTTATAAAAACTAGTTCCAGAACTTTTAATGGATTTTTTATTTAAATAAACAACACCAGAAAGAGTTTTTTTACCATCTATAAAATAGTTTTTATAAAGATCGGTATGTACAAATCCACTATTTAATGATGAATTTTTAAAAGGAGAAAAAATATATGTTTTATGAAATGAAGTTTCCAAATCATAATTGAATACATCAACACTAGTTTTATTTTTTAATAAAACTGAAAAAGATGTGAAAATATCAGAGTTATTATCTAATATTGAAGTTCTTTTTCCTGGCCAATTAGAACCTACCTCAGAAGAAAATTTTTGTGATAAGGCATAATTTACAACACTATCTGGATCTGAATAAAAATTATCTATAACAATAACATCATTCATAAATTAGTTTCTTGTTTTGCAAGAAGATATTCTTTAACCAAACCAGATCTTACAATATCATTAACATCAAACTCAACAAGATCGACAGAAGGCATAGTTTGCAGTATTTTTATAAAATCAAAGATACCATTCTTATCATTAGTCTTTGTTAAATCAGACTGAGTGGCATCACCACAAAACATAATTTTAGAGTTTTCACCGATTCGTGTAATTATACTATCAAGTTCGTGGAAAGTTAGATTTTGAAATTCATCAACAATAATAATTGCATTATCGAGAGTAGTTCCACGAAGAAAAGAAGTGCTCCAAAACTTAATCGTTTCTTGTGACTTCAAATTACCGTAAAGCATTTCAAAATCTGCATCACTGGGCATTTGAAACATATACTTCACCATATTTTTATATGGAATTTGATAAATGTCTGCTTTATCTTCATGAGTACCAGGTAAAAAACCAATTTCCCTGGTTGCAACTAACGATCTAACCAAATAAATTTTTTCAAAAGGACTATTTTCATCTAATACATCTTTAAGTGCATTATAAAGAGTAATAAACGTTTTACCAGTTCCAGCACAACCATAGGCAACTAGATGTTTATCTTCTTTATATGAATCAAAATAAGTTTTTTGATTATCAGTAATAGGTTCAATATCAATAAGATATTCTAACCCTAATGGTTTTCTACGCTTCATCTGCTTTACAGTGAGTCCAACCCCAATAGGTTGCTCTGCAGATCCTCTTTTTCTTCTTGCCATACTAGAATACTAAATCTTTTTTACGTTTGCGCCAGGCATAGATGCTGCTCTTCCAAGGACATCATTCCATCCTGGATTTTTAGCAACTAATTTACTCTGCCATTCACCAACTTCACCAAATCCTGGTGCGTTGTATGGAGTATAGTATCTTTCCCATTCTGGGTTGTCTTCTCTCCACTGATCCCATTCGTGAACACTCATCTTCACTTCTTTGGTTTCACCAGTTTCTTTATGTTTTACAGGATAAGTTGCCATTCTTTATAATTTCAATACGAAAATATTTATACCCATTCAAGTGCTTCAGCAACTGTTGGAAACTGTTCAATAAAAATCTTCTTACATCCATTTGCTACATCCATGTGCTCTTTCTGAGTGCCGTTTGCAGACCTCAGAGTTATATAATGGATCCATGACCTGCATGATCCTGACATGTAGATTTTTGTTGGTACGCAGAGTGGAAGCACATTTCTTGCACATTCCTTTGCGACACCACGTCCAAGCATTTGCTTGTACAAAGCCATGGAAGAATCAAAGAGAGTTTGCATCTGAAGTTGCAGAGTCTGAACATCAAAAGGATCCAAATCATCAATAGAATTTTGGCGATTCTTCGTGTCTTGCCTACGAAGTTCTGGTAGTGGAATCTTATCAAAACCTAACAGAGATGAATCAGCGTACCGCTGGGAAAACTCTTGATATGTGAACGAACGGTGACGCAAAATTTGAGCTGCGATTGCCCTGGTAGTTTCAATCTCCAGAGTCATGAAACTTTGCTCAAATACACTCCAGTGATTATGTTTAATACAATATTTCAAAAGTCCTGCATATTTTTCGTTTTCTTGATTTGCAGGATTAGAAACTCTGGCAACATATGCCATAGTTTCTTCTGCATCTGGAGTTACACTAATCAGTTTTACGGTCATTTACCAAATCCTTTGTAATTTTGTTTTTCAATTTCGGAAATTTGTTCTTTAAGATTGGAAAGTTCTTTTTTCATTTCTACAATCCTTTCTTCATCATAAAGATGATCTTGCTTGATAAGTCTTTCAAGCAATTTTACAAGACGTTTAGCTCTTGTCGTATCAGTCATCATCATCCTCAAAGATTTCATCGTAATCTAGTTCTTTTCTTTTTGAAGTAGATTCTGGATATTTATATGCTTCCACATCAGATAGAACTTCAGCTTTTAGAGAATCAACCAATAATTCCAAATTACGAACTATTAGTTTTAACCTTTCTTTGTCCATAAATTATTTTCATTATTATAGAGTATAGCACAAAAAAAGAGGGTGATCAACCCTCAGTGTCTAATAGAATTCTGCAGATTCGCTTACATGTAGCTTGGTCTTCGTCGCATTCAATTAAGCAGTCAAAGTAATCGTTTACCAGATCTAATTCCTCATTACATCGGTTTAGCGTACTCTCAAAATGATTCCATTCTGCTAATTGGTTGCGAGAAATGAGATTATGCATCACACCTCCAACGCAATTTTAACATTAATTTAGAAAATCATAATAAAGAAAAAATTTCAGAACATAAGCAGAACCTTAATTCTATTCTATGTAGTAATGTTTTGGTATCTTAATATACTATTGTAACTTTTTAATGTAAGTACAAAAAAAGAGAGGTTTCTTAACCTCTCTTATGTAAAAGTGTTAACTTTCCGTAAACTAAACCAAGAAATGCAATACTAAAAATAGAACCTAATGATACTACTTATAATGCTTGCATAATTGCCTCACTTATTATAAGTGTGACCGCGATAGCAGAAAGTACCATGTACTTCATCAGCACCTTGCTTACACTCATACTTGACACCACGATAAGTGGTCATTGCGATTTGAGCGTCGTGCAGTGCTGCTGCTTTTTTAATTTGCTTTTTAATGAGATTGAGGGTGTTCATTGTAGGTCTCCTAAAAGAATGGGTGAAAATTAACCTTCTCAGCTTTCGCTGGATCCGTTTTTTCCCGTTCCTTCAGTCGTTTGCGTCCCAGTAGAATTCACATTCAGGTACAGATTCCTTTACGGTCTCTACCAATTCTACCACCACTTGTGGAGGTAGTTCTGATCTATTTTTTGTGATCCTGAACAATAATGCATCAGCATCAGTACAAGTTATACTTGAATATAAAAGTAATTCTAGCATGGGATGAACGCTCCGTTCCGCGACTTACTTGCGTCCTATGTATACACTCCGTTACATTCACCTGGTACTTTTGATTTGAGGTAAGCGATTAGACTCAACTTCGACCGAAGGTCAAGGTTTGGATCTAATCGGATTTCCGTAGATCGTTGTAACCACCTTTCACAAGACATGTGCCAATCGTAAGGATTAGCGTCATTATGATGGGCAAGGGTGAATGCCAGCAGTAGTGCTAACATTGGATGAACGTACTAGAGTATTATAACTCCTATGTACTATGTAGTCAAGTAGTTATGTAACTTATGATACAATTTTAAAAAACCTTACAGGTTAAAAATTTTGGCGAATTTTTTTCGGGGTTATTGGGAAATCACTTTCGCTTTTTCTTTTCGGTGGGTGCTTTATACCCCCAGAGTTTTGGATTCACTGTACCATAACCAAAATCAATTTTCTGTATTGATCCTTTACCATACTTATCATAATACATATCAAACAACTTAGATATTTTACTACATCTAGTAAGATCCATATACTCAATACCATCAACGATATACCAAATTAATCTGGCATCATTTGGCCAAGATGGATCTTTAACTTGTTCTAAAGTTGCTTTCTCAACCAAAATACTACAACCATATCTAGCTGTGGAATTTTCTTTTTCTTCGTTACTCCATTCCACAGATGATCCTCCAGTTTCCTTAGATTTTACTTCATCATAAGTCTCATTCATGAGCGATTTCCCCATTTAATATCAGGATACGCAGTAGAAACAATATCTTTAGTGATATTGTACTTGGTTTGCAGTTTTTTATCTTTAATTAAGATTAAAATTTCTGCTTCCAAAGGATGTAAACCCCTAAGCATATCAATGAAAAGAGTTTCTCTCCTCATAGAATTCATACCAGGATTTCCACCACGAAGAAAATTATAAAACTTACGAAATTCTTTACGAATGGTAGTTTGCCCCTGATCATTCATGCCAAGTGAGTTACTACCAAGTTCTTCCATTTTTTTAACTGCATCACCAATTTTGCCACTCATATCACCACTAAAAGCATTTTGTTCACCATTAGTAGCATAAGGAACAGGTCCTTCTGGAAGAAGACTGATTACACTCTCATCAAAATTCCAAATAAAAACTGCTTTAAGAGAATTATCTCCGTATTTTTGAAGAACCTCAACTTTTTTTGCTTTACTACGCTGTTTGGAAGCTAATTGTAAAACTTCAAAAGCAAAAGGATTTTTTGCAAGATCTGGAATAGGTTTAGATGCTGCTTTTTTCCTAGTCGTCGTCTTCTTCTGATTGGTTGTCGTCATAATAGTTTTCAAAATTAAATGCAATTACCTCATCGGGTATTAGGTTCCCGTTACCATCAAACATTTCGGGATGAGGTCTTGGTACTTCCCGATAATTCATCATGTATTCTCTCGCGGTCCACCCAACAACAGTTCCTAGTATAAGAAACAAAATAGTCAAAAATGATCCAAAAACTAAACTTACTGCTAACATTGTTCTTACCTCTTAGGAAACTATTTTTCTTTTTTCTTTATATTTAAAGAAAATTCAAAATAAAGATTAATTTCCCTTCTACGAAAATTTAATACTTTATTTGTAATAAAGTGTATAACGTTGGGTTTTTTCTTTTTGCCTCCGCGTAAAACAAATTCAACTCCTCGGTTAATAGGAATCTTAGAATTATTTATATTGTTATTAGACAAATTGTTTTTCTTTTAAAAATTTAATTGTATCTGTACATCCACCCAAGTATTCATCTTCATAAATTACTTGAGGAAAAGTTGATTCACTTCCAAATTTAGAAATAAAATCATCCCTGGTAAAATCTTTTCCCAGAGTAAGTTCCTCATAAGAGTTACCTGTTAATTCTATCACTTGTTTAACTTTATAGCAATACTTACAATTTTTTCTAGTAAAAATTTTAAACAAAATTAAATTCCTCCTTTTCTATACTCCATCCTCATGCCAACATTCATTGTAACCATTTTTTTGATCATCATATGGGTATGACATAAGATCTTTTTTAGGCCATTTTAAATCAATACCTTTTTTAGGGAAAGATTTAAATAACCTTTTTGATAGATTAGTGCTAATCTCATGAGATTCATCCCATTGTTGACAATTATCATATAGATACTTATCTTGTTGGATTAGCATTATCTTGACACGATCATCAAAATTAGAACAATAATGTGCTCCAATATAAGTTTCAGATCTAGTAAAATATGGATAATATTTCCACAGATCATTCTTTGATATTTTTACCAGATCTGTAATGTTATATGTTTTTAATGGTATATCAAATAATTTATATAAATCTTCAGTTTTTCCCCAGAAAAGATGATCTCTGGGGTGGAATAGAAGATGTGGATATAATCCTGGTACAAATATACGATCTTTCTCTCTGTTCTCTATAAAAAATTCATACATATTGAGCATACTCTTATGATCATATAACTGATCGGTACGCATTTTTATAGAATACTCTGTTGTAGATTTTTTTATACCACTGAAAGAGGAGAAAATTTGAAGATTGACATTATCATCTCCAGTATTTGTAGGTTTTTTGTTCGGTACTAATACAATTCTATCTACATTTTTATCAATAATATCTCTGAGGGATGATAAATCATCATCATCCCAACAGGATAAAATTATATTATTAACGAAAGGAATATTTAAATAACTTTCTATTACATCATTGGTAAATTCATCATATTTTCCTTGCAGAATAATATCATGTTTTTCATACTCATTATTATTCCGCATGACTACTTTTTTTCGCGTTCAATATCATAGTGCTTCAAATTATCAACAATAAGATTATGATAATACGGAGTAAGATTATAGTTATCAATCAAATCTAGAAAAATTTCTTTAGATTCTTCAACTTTACCCCAGTACCAACCAGAAGATGCTTTTTCAAAAAGTAAACCAAGTCTTCCAGGATATTCAACATCATGTGTTGTTTTTGGAGAATCAAAATCAGATAAAGTCAAACCCTGGCAGGCAAATTGATAACAGTGACTCCACTGCGATCTTTTCTCATGGAATCTTGCAAGCAAAAAGTATGCTTCTGGTCTAGTTGGTTTTATACATAACGCTTGCTGCAGTAATGATTCTGCTGTACCATCTCTTGTTCCTTGTTTATCATAACAATGATGGCACTTAATTATTGCTTCATATTGCATATCTTCACTTTCAAACCTTTCAGCGGCTCTCAAGAAATATGAAAGTGCTGGTGCAGTGTGCCCTTCTTTTTCATACCATATTCCAAGGTTGTAATTTTTTTGTGCATCCTCACAATCTAAAGAATATTCATACAATAACTGCTCTAACTCAGTCCTTTCCCTTCCAATACTTTTTTTTTCTTCTACAATTTCAGTATCTTTTTCGGAAGTTACAGAAAGCAGTGCGCCAAGTGAAACATTGTTATTTTTCCACCAATCTGTGACAAATTTATATGTTTCAACATGATGTGCTTTGTTTTTATCAGATAATCCCTCTTTCCCATAAAAAGTAGAAGGATGATTTTGATCTTCAACAAAAAGATTTATAGAATAAACTTTACCAAGTCCATAGAAAATTACATTTTCTGGCATTGGATAAAAATTGGAGTTTGGAATATTTAAAGTATAAGTATTATTATCAAAATAATGATCAATTATTTTTTTAGCATACCCTCTGGTTAAAATATATGCGGTTACAGACCAATCATACATTGATCTATCACGCAATCTCACTTCTTCCTGACCATCTCGTACACAGCAGAGTTGAACACATTCAGCATCTTCTGGAAGACTTTGAATAAATTCTGTCCAAGAAAAATTCCAATCATTAACAGTCTCAAGGCTTAGATCATCTTCACAAAAGAATGCATACTCTTCATCAGTTTCATCATACCACTTTTTAATCATCTTGATATGAGATACTACACATCCCTTTGTACCATCATCAAGTATATGTAACTGCTCTCCTTCTAATTTATCATCAGATTCAGAAAATCTCTTGGAAATTACACCAACAGTTTTTTCTACACCACAACTAAAAAATTGTTTATTAAGTTTATTTCTCCGTTCAACACTTTCCTCTAAACTTATATAGTAAACGCTAGGAAAGTTTACAAATTTTATTTTGTTTGGTATCTCTTTACTTTGATTCAATTTAAATGCCATTTCTTTCCATTTATTAAGGACAATATTGTGTGAATTATGATGGTGAACATTTACATTATCATCTTCACCGTCAATTTGATATGATGCTTTAAAGGAAATATCTTCTAAAAAGAGAGGAATTACATAAACTTCATCACTCAATCCAAAGATAATAGTTTCAATAACTGGTACAATAGCCCAGTCTGGTCTGTATTCTACATCGTGACATTTGGAATCAAGATGGAATACATCATCATAATAATATGTATCAATCAATTTTTGTGCATATTTTCTACTAATTAAGTATGCACATCCAGACCAATCACTCCATTCTCTAGTTTTAAATTTAATATCTAAACCATACTCATATTCTCTAAGTAAACAAAGTTGAACACATTCCCATTGTGGAGGTAAAGAGTTAAAAAACTCTTCCCATGTAAAGTCCCAATATTTTACAGATTCTAAGGAGATATCATCTTCACAGAAAAAAGCATATTCCTCTTCAGTGTCATTCAACCATTCTTTAATGGCCTTTAAATGAGAAGTTACTGGACCTCTACTACCAATACTTAATCGATGTAAGTACCCACTTTGAATTTGATGCTCACTATCATCATATTTTTTAAATATATGAGGAGTTATATGATCTTCTAGTATACCATACTCTGAAAATATTTTATATAAATTTTCTCTCCTCTCTTCAGAATGTTCAACACTAATAAAATTAACTGGTGGAAGATTTTTTAATTTATTTTTATCCAGTTGATGTTGGTTATTATCAATAGATGCTGTGTAATAACGACCACCTTCAGAAGAAACTATCCATTTAGTTTCACACTTAACGTATGCTCCAGATACTTCATCCACTTTAGCACGGTTAATCTGATTGTGTTTCATTGCTAAAACGTAATCAGTTTGCCATTCTAAATCATCACCACTATAACAACCAGAAAGATTTGCTCTTATAATATCTCTTATTTCTCTTTGCTCATAGGTTGAACGAAAGTTTTCAAATCGTTTATTGTCTGGATGAGGCATGTGAATTAGATGATAATCAAAATCTAATTTCTTGTGCTCTAATCCATAAATCTCTAATCTTTTATAAATCTCATCATCTTCAAATGAGTAAAAATCTGAAAACGATTCGTTATATCCACCAATATTAATAAAATGTTCCTTTGAAACAAAAAGAAGACCTGTCAAATACCTATAGTATGAACTATAAGAATCGTAATAATCTTGCATTTGCTCAACACTCATCTTCATTTTATCAAATTTATGAAGACCACTCTCTTCATCATAAAATTCTGGACTTTTTATAGAAGATTTTCCACTAACAAATGAATTTTCATCAATCTTATATTTGTTGAAAAAGGAATAATATGGACTCATTATATAATCACAATCAACCTTAAGTATGTAATCTCCAGTCGCTTGTTGAGCAGCCAAGTTTAATGGTTGTGGTTGATTAAAATACTCAACATCATCTACACGAATGATTTTAATCCTTTCGTCCAGTTGAGTTAGATTTTTTAATGGTTTGACAGATTTCCAATCAACAATAATAATTTCTGATATTTCTGAGTAATTTAACCAAGAATTTAATGAAACTCTTAATGCTTCATTTCTATTTTTACAAGCACATATTAATGAAATCTTCATTCAGACAACTCTCTCCTATAATAATTGCAATTATCTGTACAGATACCTTTTGTTGATAATATTCTATCGTATCTTTCTTCGTATTTATTGTAATAAGAAATGGACTCTGGTAGAACAATGATTGAGTTATTATATGGTATTTGTCCTACTAATACCCACCCAATACCCCTACTGGTTAAAGCATACCTATCATTTTCATGATAGAAGTAATGTAAATTCATGACCGTAGAAGAGCAGAACTCTAAGGATTCACGATCTTTACAGTGAATCCAGAGTCTTTCTCTATGCTTATAAAGCCACCCAAGTTTCAATGGATATTGAGGTTTATCATGTCCAAGAAAAAGTTGTTTATCTTTCGATCTCAAATCAATTTCTACGTCATATCCCATCGATAAGGCTTCATCAATGTAATCTGGACTATTTTCCCTTTCAGGATTAGGACCATCTACATTTCCCCTATGAGCAATGATAATCATATCAAAACTCTAAAACCCATTCTGGAAGAGATCCACCACCAGTTTCATATCCCCACTTATCAATAGCAGCACGGAATTCCTCTCCAGGATTCTTATCAATCGCTTGTCGCATTGCTAAAGCACCAGAGAGAGTGCCACCAGGGTGTCCATGAACTGCACCACCACAGTTTGCTAGGAAATCAGTTCCAAACTTCTCAGCAGTAGTGTTGACGATACCTGGATGCATACCACAACTGAGTGCTGGTAGGACATTTCTATGATGCAAAGTATCCATCACGGTATGCAGTTCTGCTTCATCATCACTCAAATATCCACCCCACATACCAGCATGGATAGTATCAACACCACAGAGACCTGCAAGGTCACAAAGAACACTCCAATCGATACCAAAGTTATGACGCTTATCAGTCAGAATCTTATCTCCACTCTTCTGATAATGAACAAACATTGGAAGATCCATCTTCCTCACGGAATTGTAAACACCAAGTCCACTCCAGAAATTAATGTGAATACCATTACCACCATTATTTGCAACAAACTTTGCACGATCAAGGATAGTATGGTGATCACCATTAATGCAGAAACAGTAAATTACTCCCCTACCACATTCATTAACAAGATTTGAAATAAGTTCTACACGATCTTCAAGACGGCAAAAAGATGGATTGGAAAGAATCTCATCTTCTTTAATAAAATCTACTCCACCATCGAGAAGTTCTTTAACCATCTCCGAAAGAGTTTGTGGAGAGATTCCAGTTTTTGGTTTAACAATAGCACCAGAAAGTGGTTTATCGTAACGATTAACAAACCTACGGATACCATCAATACCATACTTAGGTCCCAAAAACTGTGCTTCAACATCAGCAGGAAAATCAAGTTTTCTGAGTCTACATGTTTTGAAGACATCAATATCAAGTTGTCCACCCATTAACTGACACATCAGATGAGAAATACCATCACCTTCCCAATCAGTATTCACTTTAGGGAAACCAATCTTTACTTCACCAGAAGTCATGTTAGTTAATTTTTCTTCATCGTCGTAAATGACGCATGATGCAAGTTCAAAAAGATCATCACTTTCCCAACGATTACGAACTTTTGGATTACCCACACTTTGTCCAATTGCAAGTGCCCAAGCAGCATCTCGCAAGTTGCCTATATTTTCATATGTTTCGATGTAAAATGTAGCAACAACACAACGATTTTTTTCTTGTTCTGTTAATTCTCTAAAAAATTTCATACTTTAACCTCATTTTTTATAAAAACCAATATCTCATCACCAGCAAATCCATATGTTTTATTAGAACCATATGTCTTTACTTGAGTAATATTACAATAATACTTATCATTATTATATTGTTCAAGAAAATTTGCATATGATTGGATTGCGTAGTCAACGTCTTCAACTATAAGAATTCCTCCAGGATTTAAATACTTATGAACATTTGAAATTACTTTTACCTGATCCCAAAACTCATGGCTGGCATCGTCTATAATAATATCAAATTTAGTACCTGTTTTTTCAAATGCTTCAAGAATTGATTGTTCATCCCTAACATTTATATAATCATAATGAACGTTATGAAGATTATCATTTTTAGCAAGTTGGACAAAATCATATTGATAGCGAGTTTCTGTACAGTGTTCCAATTTACAATCCCAACCATATAGAGTAGCCTGCGAAAAATACTCTCTCCACATCTTCATAGATGCATTTTTATATATACCAATCTCACCAAACACAATGTCTTTATGTCTAAGATTAGAAAATAAAAAATTATAAAAAGGAGTATAGGAATGACGCCCCATTTCATATACTAATGAAGATTTGTCTGTTTTATATTTTTCACCAATATGACATAAATCAGTTGGAGATGTGAAACTATTGTAAAGTACTTGATTGAATTTCATAATTTAACCTCAAATTTGTCTGATGGTATAGATGGTGTTTTTACACATACTACTGTGCAGTCTTCCAAAAACACTGGATCTGCAACTTCATATCTATCTAGTACGAATACATCACCACTGTTTATTTCTTTATTTTGAATTATCATTTTTCCAGAAACTAGAACATTATATTCTATACCCTTTTTATGATAATGTGCAGGCCACTCTTCACCCTTTTTATGATTTAAAACTGCCACTTCAAAATCTTTTGTTCTAAAAATAGAGGGTTCAAAATCACCAATGATCCACCCTCTAGTGTAATCGGAAAGTTTAGTAATTTTCATATTTCATAAGAAAGGAATCTAAATCTTCTGGAACCCCAACTGGATTATGTTGCCAATTTGGAATATGATGAATACCAACTTTTAACTCCTTCTTTATCATATGATTGTAAGAAGGTCCAACATAAAATTCACCATTAGGTGCTCTATCATCACATTCTATCATACTCTCAGTACTTTGTACAAAGTACTTACCCTTTCTCCAGTAATGAATACCATTTAAAGAAATGTCACTCAATACCTCCTTTTCTTTTATCAATTTAACAAAACCATTTTTATCAATTTTAGCATAACTATTTTTAGGAGTAGTTGTGCTATAAGTTACAACAACACCATCATACTTATAATATCTAGCAGTTGTCAAGAAAAGATCAGAATCCCACCACATAATTTGATCACAATTGGCAATAACAAGTTCATCCTCATTATTAATATAATCTTTAAATAAAAGACAACTAGATGCAGGACCTTCGGTTGTTTCTTCTACACTGATTATTTTTGCATCGGGAAGAATGTTGTGAAGTAATGTGCAAACCTGATCATAATAACTATCCTTTCTGATTACAAAATGATATGTACCATTCATACCAAGAGACTCAATAGCTCTTTGTATCATTGGAACACCGTGTATATCAATTAAAGGTTTTGGTATTTTGTAAGTATCTCTAGGAAATCTAGTTCCTTCACCCGCCATTGGTATTAAAATGTTCATTCACTTTACCTCAATAAACTTATTGTATCTCTTTTTTCTAGCAAATCCAATTCCCCAATCTTGAGGACATGCATTTTCAATAACATCCCATCTAGTTTTGTCCAAATTATTAATAAATTTATTTGGACCTGGATGACACGTTGTGTCATGTAAACCAACTATTCCATTCGGTGCTAACAATTTAGTATATTCCCAATCAGTCAATACTTGATTAATACTATGCCATCCATCAATAAAAATGAAATCAAATTTTTTAATTCCCCAAAACTGGTCAAACATACCAACATTTTCATCAATATATGAACTATTGTTCTGAATGGTATGAATGTTATTATCTGGATCCCTTATAAAAGACCTATCTTCAAGATCAAGACCAACGTATATAGTCTCATGTCTTTTATTTGAAGTTAATACATGAACAAATGATTCTTCATCATTTCTAGCAATACCAATCTCAAGAATTGCTTTAGCATGATCTTTTACTTTTAAAAATTGTTCTAAAAGATTTGATCTATTACATTCAGTTACTTCTTTACAATTATCAGATCTTACATAATTTTTAAAAAAATCATTTTGCTCATAATCTAAATCATCATATTCAGTAAAAGTTCTGATATCACAAACAAGATCTTTTTTCCATTTCATAATACTTCTCCAGGTTTTAGTTTAAAATAGTCAGGAAGATTAGTAAACCATTTATATTCCTCTCCCAATTTTTGTTCCAACAATTGTTTTATTTCTTCTGTTTCTTTTTCCCAACTTGTTTTTCTTTCCTTAAAATTAAGTTTAGGATGGTTTTTAGGGACTCCCCAATAATTTCTAATCTCTTCTTGAACTTTAATATCACCCAAAGACTCATACTTGGTGAATAAAAATTCATATTCACTATTGGGATTTTCAACATAACCCGTTAAGTGAGATTTATATTGAACCGCATCATAAGGATTTAGTAAGTATTCTTTAAGGGTTATTGTATTACCAACCTTAAAATAAGTTGGATCGCCACAACACCATTCTCTCCAATGAACCCATGTTTCACTAGGAAATCCTCTGCGGAAGGAAGCTAAAATATAGTCATAAGGATTACACATTAAATAATGAATTTTATGTCCATTCTTATATTTTATATAATTATTAGAATATTCTATAGGCAATCCTTCTTTTTTAAATCTACTATGAACGCTATAAGTTGATCCATCTAATGTTGGTCCTTTTCCCAACCATCGTAATAAGTAATGTGTTGCAGTATTTCCTGGAGTTATTAATATGTTCATTTAGTTAATAATTTATAATTTTTTTCACAATTTGTTTTGTTGTTAAATTGTTTTTTAGATGGGAAAAAAGATATTCATTTAAAGAATTATATTCTGGATGAATTTCTCCTTTTCTAGCATATTTATTAACCTCTCTGAATATCTCTTTAGGATAATCTAACATCACAAATGCAGGACATTCATCAATATCTGGAAAATATGGTACACACTTATTGGCAAGTATTTCAAGATGCCTCATACAATTCCATTGACTTTTTTTCCAAGTTATTCCATAATAAGATATTGCATAATCCCTATAATATGATTCTTCAGTAGTATAAACATACGTTTCTTTTTTTCCAGGAATTATGTCAGCAAATACTTTTTCTTTTTTAGGAGTATGTTTAATTAGTTGTGACTCAGGTATACCAAAACTTATGGGATTTCCTGCTCCTATATTTTCTAATTGACTCTTCCATATTATTCCATAAGGAAATATTCCAAAAGCGTGAGAATAATTCCAAGAATTATCTGATCCATCAATAAAATGAACTTTATCTTTAGAATAGTATTTTCTAACAATATCAAGATAATCTAAACATCTCCTATTTGGAAATGACTCATGTGTGTATACACATCCGTATATAATAATATCATAAAACTTAGAACGTATTTTTTCAACTATTATTTCTGGAGATTCTACGTTTGGAACATAATCAAGTTTTCCAAACATAGTAAATCCTTTTCCATATAATTTAGATAGATCAGAACTATTTTTAATCATATAAGAAGGATAATGAGTCTCATATACATCAAATCCACTATCAATTAATCCATGATAAACAGTATCTGCCTGATATTCTGGGTATGCAAAGTTATAGACGTATAAAATTTTCATTAGTAAACGTGAGTTTCTGCGGAATAGTGTTCACCATACCAGTATCTCCTAAAATCTTTTTTGTTATTGATAATAACATTGAAAGGAAATCTATTAAGTTCTATTTGCATACTGTTCAAATAATCACGAAGAATAGATTCTGGATGATAATCAATGGTACCCATATTAGTGAGATTATTATATAAATCAGAATATATGTCCATCAATTGTGATGTACCTAATGCAAATTGATCATTAACTCCACCACACCAATCTTCACCTTTTGGAATATTAATACAATCTGGTAACTTTTTCAAATCCAATTCTTTACCTTCAAAATCACTATCAAATCTCATCCGTATAACTCTATCAAAAACAATATTGTTTTCATTCTCATAATCTTTTTTTAATTGATTACTTTTCCAAATAGAGTACAACATACTTATGTAACCAATATCATGCCTTGGTTTAATACATGTATCTGGTATAAAGGGATTGGTATCTAAACAATCATATATTTTTTGAAAATGATGTTTTTTACTTTCATAATCTTCAATGAGTAAAGTCTCATACTTGTATTGATTTTGATCAATAATACCAAGATCAGTTTCTACAATGTTTTGTTTTTCCTTTAACTCTAAACCCTGTATCGTTGTCGTAAAATCTTCACGATCATATATCTTCCAAGTATGAATAAAAAGTTTTAGATCTTCATAATTTTTAGTTATATTCTCAATACTACGAACAGCAAATTCTGGATACCTGACAGCACCAGAAATACATATAGCGATTTTCATTATTCAAAAATGTAATTTTTAACGACTTGCTTGGGAACTCTCAACAAATATGCAGCATTATCCTGGAATCCAAATGTCATCAAGTAATCATCACCGTACTCACACATTCCAACTGCAAATTCAATAGAACCACCTAAGAAAGAAAATCTTTTTGATACTTTAGTAATCTTCCAGTCTTTATCCCATACAACAAATCTATGCCTGTATGTTCCATCCTTTCTTCCTGCAGGACTTTGATATAGGAATGTCTCATGATTCAAACAGAAACGTCTTTGATCATCCAATTTTAAAACTTGCGATCCACCACGCAAATCAATACATCCCAAATCCTGCCATTCTGAGAGAGCAACTCTTTCAGTTTTATTTGTTTCCATATTATACTTAACTACTTCCGTTCCATTAGTCCACTTAATAAAATGAAACGGCATGTCTAGGACAGGCATCCAGTTTTTTTCACAATAAGAAGTCTTGTCACCCTGATCGTCACCAGGAACTGGAATTCTATATTGTTTTAATTCTTTAACACCATTTTCAGTAAACTCAATCTCAGACAACTCCATGCGTCCTTGACCATTATAAGTGGTATCTCTTCTTACACCACAAATATAAAGTTTACCATCCCACCTCATAATCCGAGCATCTTCCAATCCAACAAATTCCCATAATTCTTTATCAGGAAAATCTGAAGTATCAATATGATGATAATATTTAATAGACATATCATCTGTCATTTCACACATAATATTTTTAGTGCGAAGACGTAAATCGTTTTCTGGATGAATATAAACTAATGGTCCCCAATGATGTTCATACTTATTCAATTCAGAATGATACAATGTATAATTAATATTTCTAAGATTTACAATGATTTTTCCATTATCATTATAAATTGATGGGTTAGTTAGTGCTGGTCCTTTAAGATCTTCTGAAGGAATAATCAGTGGGTGTATAGATCCACCATTTTCTAAGGCAATCTTTACAAAATTTTCTTCACTCATATTATTAAATCAACTGTTGATATTTATTTTGGAGTTATAAACTCTATTCTAGCACATTAATATGGAATTGGGCACCAATAAACTTTATTTGAACTAGATCCTATGAAATATATATTTCTCCCACGAACGTGAATTCCTCTGAGAGTAGTTTCTTGTTGCGTTACCTTAAAAGATTGCATAAATGTTAAACTAACTCCAGTTAATCTCCAGGGGACACTAGTCTTATATTGTTGTATTTCATCAGTGCTATGTCCAGCCGTAAATAAGTATCGTCCATCTTCAGACCATGCAATACCATTTGTACTGCCTTCAACATTAGCATTATCATCTAATGCAATGCTTGAACCATCATAATTATAAGTAGTATCACCTTCTATTGTTCTTAGTCCATACCACGGAGGATCAACCGTATACTGATATGCAATATTATTATCAATAGCCCACAACTTTGTTCCATCGTAACTATAACGGCAACCAAGTGGAGTATCAGCACTCTGATTATTTGTAAACAAAGATGCTGCTATTAATCCATATCTTTCATTACCAACATGTGTAGATTCTTTTCCAGCATATTTCATTCTAAAAATTCTATCATAGTCACCAGTTGTATAAAGGTCACCAACCCATAAAATATCATCAGATTGCCATCTAACACACGCTATGGTATAAGCATAGTAAGAATTATTCCCAGAACTTTGTCTGTAATGATTCAGATCATACTTAGCATAATTAGAGCCCATACTAGTAATATCATAAGGTGTTGATAATTCACCAATATAAATTCCATCCATTCCATAACCACACCAGGCAATTACTGTACCATCAGAATTGAAATCAAATCCAGTTGGATTTGAATCAACTGCACTTGTTGTTCCAAGATGAGTTAAAGTACTACTAATATCATAAGCAGTACTTAAACTAAATCTATCAAATACATCTCCCGTCATTCCAAGAACTAATAGATTAGATCCACTATTATAAAACTGAAAATCATATGGACCTGTCTCCCAAGTCCCAAGATCAACACTATTACCCTCAGTAACAGTTGATGACACATCCCATGCAGTTGAAACTGAGAATTCAAATAAATCATTATATCCATCACACAAAATCCAAAACTTTGTGCCGTCAGGTTTCCATCTTATAGATCTAGCAGTTCTATTCAGTGGACTTGTTGACATAGTGTAATAAGTTACACCCCCTGCTGTACTTATATCGTATGCAGTAGACAAAGTACGTTGAGCTACTCTATCATTCGGGGCAACAAAATAAACTTTAGTTCCATCATTATTAAATTCAAATGAGTATGTAGAAGCATCTGATACTCCAGTTGCAGTTGCTAAATTATCATATTTTTTATATGGAATGGCACCGTAAGATATTGTTGATAAATCCCACGGAGTTGACATATTAAATAAAATTATACCATCTTTATCATGTCCACACAGAATCAAATATTGACCATCAGGTGAAATATCAAACCCATATGAATTACCTTCATATTGTACATGAGACCATTCACGAACATATGATGCTGAACTTGGATCGAAAGGTGTTGATAATGAATATTGTCTAATGTAATCTGAACTAGTAGCCAAGAACATTTTAGTTCCATCGGGGCTAACGTGAACATCATACCAAGCTGTTCGACCAGTAACAACTGGATTGAAATATCTATTCACAGTAACTGCGGAAAGAGATGAAGATGCTAGATCTGCACTAACCTTTTTCCGAAGATATTCATTTTGACTTACCATACCACTAGGAATTGCGGCTTTCCTTACCGTTCCAGTCAATAAACTGCTACTATTAATAGACATTAGTAGATTTCCTCGTATCCGATAGTTACTTCAAGAATTGAGCTACTACTTGCTTGTACTTTTATAGAATGCCCCTCTAAAAGATATAAATATGAATCTTTATCTAAAATAATTTGTGTAGATGAAGTAGGAACATATATTCTATATGCAAGATAACGATCATTTGATCCATCGTTTATAGAAACAGATATCCATGCATCCGTTCCAGTAGAAATATTTGCAGCGTAAATTGAATTTATTTTAAATACTTTATCTGAGGATGCACTATTCGTCAAAATAGATGATAATGATGTAGTAACAGATCCTGAAACATGCTTACCCAATATAACGAGTCCAGATTTTGTTAAACTTGGATTTGCCATTTACTGATTTACTCCTATCTTCATTTAAAACTAATAACCCACTACTTACTATGTATAATTATCACAGTCCAAATTCATCTTTATAGTAATTATAATTATTTAGAACTTCGTTAGCAGACAATGCTTTAGTATATACTAAAAATTTAGATCCCTTCATTTGAGTAGGAAAGGCATCACCACTAGTTTTAGCAACCGTAAAATCAGCTGCAGTTCCAAATGAATTAGTATTTGTCGAACCAGTCGATATAAGCGATCCATTTATATAAAGTCTAATTGCATTATCACCATCAGCATCCCACGTGAACACTATTTGACGCCAAGAATTCCAGTGCGAACCAAGATTATAAACAATATCAGTAGTAGTTGTTGTTTCTAATCTAGCTTCCATTTTATATACATTAGAACCAAGAAGCAATAACATATAAAAACCAAAGTTATTACTTCCAGTATCACGCGCCCCAAAAATATGTCTATAAGCTGAATCAGTATCATCAATATTCACCCACGCTTCGATTGAGATGGGATTATGACCACTGTTGAAATCTGAAAGAGATACATTTGCATATTCACTACTAGTTCCATCAAATTGGAAATAACCACCAGATCCACTCGTATGTGTAGGCGATCCATTTAATGTCATATCGTTGCCTTGTCCACTTATATCAGTCCAAGTAGTGCCACTTCCACTGTATGAAGCACTATCAGCAGCATCGACATGAAATATTAAACCATCAGTAATAACACCAGGTGCGGTGTAAATATCATCATAAACGACAATAACATGAGTGTTATAACCACTAACTTTTATACTCTCTCCTTCTTGAAGATAGAAGTATCTAGACCTGTTTAAAATAATTTGCGTACTTTCAGGTGGTACTTGTACGTTTTTTGCAATATAACGATCATTAACACCATCACTAATACAAATATCTACTCCACCTAGAGTACTACTACTTGAACATGAAGCGTATATAGTATCTATTTTATATACCTTATTAGAATCAGCGGTAACAGACAGGAGAGATGTTAACGTTGTTGTTGTAGATGCCGCAACATAACCTCCATGAATTGACGAAGCACTCGCAATATTTGGATCAGCCATATAAAATCTTTTTCATGCGTTCAAATATTTATATATCATCCAAAAATCATTGATATCATAACACCACCACTGCCACCACTGCCACTACCTCCACCATCAGAAGTACCAGCAATACCTTGAACACCCTGGGCACCGACAGCAGCATATTCACCAGAAAGACCCTGCAAACCTTGAGTACCTTGGTTTCCTTGAATACCACCAGCACCAGCAAGACCTTGAACACCTTGAGTGCCTTGAGAACCTTGACCACCAACAGCACCAAAGAGACCCTGAAGTCCTTGAAGTCCTTGAAGACCAATGGTTCCTTGAGTGCCTTGGTTAGCAAGACCCTGAACACCTTGTGCTCCAGAAAAATTAGTACCAGTTAAAAACTCTGTTAATCTTATATCGGGCATAATATTGTAGGGTTAATATGATCTATTTATCTGCACTATCAAAAGCATAATGTACATTATGTCCATCAGACAACACATAATGAAAAAATATTTGATGATAATATTTTTTAAAAATATTTTTTGTTATTGAAAAATTTTTCTTGTCAAATTCTTCTCTCCAATGAAGTATTTCACAACCCTTATATAGAATTGCATCTCCAGCAGAAAGATTCACAGAAACATCATCACCATTTGGTGTTTTTACAAATATTGGCCAAGGTTTCTTTGAATTAGAAGATACATGTATTGATACTGATATTTCACATGATGGTCTATCAATATGTTTTTCTAATTTTTGATTTGAAAAATAAAATCTATCAAAATAATAAGTATTATAAAGTTTTTTACCAATTATTTTTTCTATTTTCAATCTAATCTGGTTGTGTATATTTCTATATTGTGGGTGATTATAACAGCAAGTAGCTCCATTTACTTGCATATCTTCACCAGCATATGTAAACTCGTTTAATTTTTTACCCCAGTAATGTATTTGCCCAGTTTTAGATGGAACATTCCTGTACAACTCTTCAGGATTCCATAAATCCTTAACAACTAAGTATCCTTGTTCATCAAAAACACTATTATTTGTTTTACTAATAGTCATAATTTACTTCCACCTAGGTCCAACAACCCAACCAACTAATGATTTTCTTTGTCCTTTAGTAACTTTCAAAACTCTATGCTGAGTTCTAGAATCAAAAATTACTATAGTTCCCCTCTGCCTTGGAGCAAAATAACTTTTTCCATCTTCAGCAAGTAATTGTAAATTTCCACCCTCATAATCTTCTGGATTTGAAAGTTGAACAACAAACGAAAGTTTTCTAACCAATTCTAGATTTTCATTTACAAAATCTTGTGCTCTACCATCAGAATAATTTCCTACAGAAATTGGTTTGTAATGGCATGATATTCCAGCATCATTATGCCAAGTGTAAAATTCACCAACATCATATTGAGTAAATTGCATATTCTCTGCATCAATATTACGGATATCATAGAGAAAATTTTCCCTATTTGCTCTTTGAATATAATGCCAAACAAATCCTCCAACCCAATGCGTTGTTGGAATCCAAGAATTTTTTGATGCTCTCTTATCTTTATTTAAAGAATCACCAGATAAAAGAGAATCATTCATTTGATTCCCAAAATTATTATTCAAATCTTCACATATGACTTCAACAACCTTTTCTGGCAGATTAGTCATATACCAAATACTCTGATATGCCATTTATTATATTTTCCTGTTCAAATAATTATATCATATAATACTTTCACATATTACTGTGATTGACCAGTAAACATGTCATATTGATATTTTGTTTGGAGATAAGAATATCTGCTAGCAGCACCAGAAACTTCACAATAAAGATAATATTCAGTAGCAGATCCATCAGAATTAGCAGTAGCTCCAGTATTGGTGCTACCTGTTCCACCAGCATCATAACACCACATGCTATCAGTATTTTCTTGGTATGCAACATCAGTCCATGAGTGAGAGGTAGTCCAAGCAGTACTATAAGTTGTAGATCTTTGCCAATATTGAGCACTGTTTTGTCTATACAAGTCTGGATCTAAATTATTAATAACTCCATTAGCAGCATGAATTTCTATATGATCCATTTGGAAATCACCAAGAAACCAATTTGAAGCATCACTAGAAGCCTGTTGACGTACAAGAAATCTTCCCCAACCACTAGATTCATAAGATGACATGTTAATAGTACCAGTAAGCCATGGCTGACCATCAGCGGAGTGTTGTTCACTTCCCATACCACTGGTATAAGTTGTACCATTATTTGATGATACAGGCAATTGAGTAAGAGTACCAGCAGAAATATCGTGCCAATAAAAATTAGTAGTTCCCATGTAATCACCCCACCTATAATACTTAAATGTAATATATGCGTCTTGTATTTTTACGGATAAATTCTCGGCAGCATGGTATGACAATTCAGACTGACCTGTTACTATTTTACTAGAAGTGTCCGTCTTTGCTACAGTTCTTCTACCAGAATTATAACTTTTTATTGGCATATTATGAGGACTCCTTATCACCCAAAGGTAAAACAGTTATTGCATTTGTTGTACTGTCATTTTCAACCCGAATCGTATCACCATTTGTTGTCAATGTGATTGGATATGCGAACTCAATAAATGCCGTATCTGAAGCACTCATTGCACCTTTAATTATTTTGTTTGATGTTGCTGGAGATCCACCATTAGCCACCACATAGACGTGAAAAGTTGTGTTAGCACCAGTGTCTAGATTATGTATCAGTAATCCTCGGACGTATATTTTTTGAGAATTCTGAACTTGGACAACTGTTCCAGTACTATTTGCTGAAACGGAAACGGGAAATCCTAAACCAGTTTTTGCTAGGGCCATTATATTTTCGTTTTAATTTTATTTAGGTAAATAACATAGATTCCAGTAGATCTGCCGATCCACCACCAGAACCAGAAATTGTAACTGAAGCGATACCACTATTTACTGCTGCTGTTACTGAAGAACCATAAAAATTTAAAGTTGTTACTGCAGCACCAACATTAGATCCTTCTTCTTGTATTGTTATTCCACCACCAAGACCAGTATATGAATAAACTTGCCATCCATCTGTTGCATCTTCATATACAAATTCTACAATGACACCCTTCAAATCTAAAATAAAATTATCAGCGGAACCTTCAATATTACTACCATTACGTGCCACTGTTAAATTATTAGTGTCCCAATCTCCACCGTCACCAATTTTAACAGAATCACCTTCACTTGGAGATGCTGGTAATGTTATAGTAAAACTACCACCAGAGGTGTCGGCAATAAGTTGATCACCAGCAGAAGCTGTATAAGTTGTAGTCTTTCTAGTCCATGGATTTGATCCTCCTCCACCACCACCAGAACTATTAATAGTAACTATTCCTGTAGGACCACCAGTTAAAGTAATATTAGTTCCAGCAACAATTGATGTTACAATTCCACTCAATGCAGAACCATCACCAGAATAATCAGTTCCTGTTATCGTTCCACGAACATCAAGTAAACTAGTAGGAACAGAACTGTTGATACCAATTCTATCCGTATCAACAGCTCTTGTTATTAATCCTTCGGAAACTAAATTTGCAGTTTCTCTAGTTCTTCCCATTTAGTTAGTTCCTCCCTATTATGCTTGAGATTCTGACCAAGAAATTCTAGATGATATTTGATAAGGTGAATCTTTATTGATACTTGCAGTATCAAGAGATGATGCACAAATTGTAATTACATCTGGACCGTTTGGAAATACACCATCACCACCAAGAATAGAGTTTCCAAGATCAGTCAATCTACTTAAATCAAATGTTTCAGATGCAACAGATCTAATTTCTTGACCTTGAGTTCCAATACCAATAGGTCCGCCAGATGCACGGAACTGGTAAATTGTTGTTCCTCCTTGAATGGTATCTCCAGAATCATGAGCAGTATATTGTGAAAGTGATGGAGAACCAACATTTAAGTGATTTAAATTACTTAATGATCCATTCAATACGACAGTAATTCTTGAGTCATGTGATACGGAAACACCCATCTCTTGTAATTTTAATTGCATTCGATTAATAATATCTCTTTCACCAAGTTCTCCAATCAAATTATTATCTGCTGACGGTGCAAGACGAATACTAATCAAAGGAATTAATGAATTAAGATCAACATCACTATTAGAACCACCACTAGACGGAGCACCAATACTGACTGCAGTTCCTGAAGAAACAAGTGGATAAACTCCAGGTTGATTCCATCCAGTAGAAAGATAGATATAGACATAGAAACTATTTCCCGAATATTGAGTGAAGTCAACTGCTTGGCCATTCAATTCATCATCAACAGTATACAATGGAATACCATTTGTAAACTTATCTGCATCAGCAGCAGAAAATGTTAATCTTAAATACCAGTTTGAATAATTTCCATAAATTTTTTGTCTACTAATTGCACCATCTGCGGTTGTAGTTACAGTATCACTATCTCCATTTGTGAATGATAATGAATTGCCCGATGCAGTAAATAGATAACTATCATCATTATCAAATCCACCATCCATAATAACTGATGTTCCCCAGTGGAATAATGAAGGAACAAATGTTGGAGTATCTGTTGTATTTGCAACCTCATATCTAGCAGGGACATTACCCGTTCTCATATATGCTTCATTCAATCTATTATTATGAATAAATTCGTGCATATACTTAACATGACCGTAGGTATCTTTGAAACCAAAACGAATCTTACCTGCACCGTACCAGGAATAATCCATATAAGCCATTTGGATTGAATTGATATCTAAATTATATCCAGATGGTCCTGACCCATCTGCCTTATCAATATTCCAGGATGTCTGTGCAGTTCTTACATCCTGAGTAAGTGTAATCACAACACCAGAATTTGATGATCCTCTATATTTTGGTTGTATATCAATCTCATCCTGACCATGAATTGCGGTAACTTTATATGATTGACCTCTAACCACAATCATATCATTTACAGATAATTGATCTTGGAATCTTGTATTTGTACCAAGAATTTTATTACTCAGATAAGTAACATTTGATGTTCCAGATAACTGTTGAACAGAGGATCTTCTTACACAATATAAATTTGATCCATCATATTCATAGAAGAAACCATTTTGATCATCAAATAATCCAGCACGAACAGAAGCACCACTATATGAGTTAATAGTCCATTCCATAAATCCTGTTGGATTTGCTTCTGATACTGTTCCACCCGCAGTATATTGGAAAGTAAATGTTGTTGGATTTGCTACAGTAAAATTAGTTCCATTATAATTTGAATCACTCGCACCCCTAAACTTAATTGTATCACCAGCAGTTAAATTATGTGGATATTCTGTCGTCACGGTAACAGTGGTTCCAGATCCTTCAACTAATCTTGCTGGTTGATATGGATTGAAGTTAATAGCCATTGAACACTGAATACCTTTACCAGATTGATAACGGAAATATTTTCTTGTTTGTCTGATAATTTTTGAATTTGGTGATGTTCCAGCAGTAATATCCACACCACCATCAAAAGGTCTATGAATAAAGGTTCCATCTGCCCTTACATTGATCTTTGTATCAACATAATGCTCTACACCAGTTTTTGCAATACCAATCGAATTACGAAGAACTAAACTCGTATCACTTACAATAGATGCAACTTCTCCTTGAGCATAATCTGAGAAAGTTGATAGTCCAGCAACAATAAATGGATCTCCGATAGAATATGTTGATTGGAATTTCGTATTTGTTCCTGTTACTGTTGTTCCTGTTTCTGTTGTAGTAACCGTTCCTGCTGCTGCAACTCTTCCAGCAATTCCAGGAATTGTAAGTTTATATGAACCAGAAGATGCCTGAAGATCAGTAATTGAATTAATACCAGTTTGTGCATCACTAGTAGAAAAACCTAACTGAACATATTCATTGTTGGGAACAATCGCATAATATGTTGTTCCTGATGTTAATCCAGGAATACTGGCACCACTGACCTCATCAAAAACTAATTTTTGAAGATTATTTAATCCATGACCAGTTGGTATATTGATATAATATGAATCTGAATTAGCATCAGATGTGATACCTGTGTTACCAAATGTAAGTTCTCTTGATACAATTCTATTGCTAACACCAATACTTACTGTTGTACTAGTTATTCCAGTTATATCATAGTAATCATCAACAACACCAGTCGTTTGTGCAGTTTCTACTAATAAAGGTGCTGCACCCGTATCAGTAAAATCCAGAACATTTCCATTACTATCTTTTAATTTAAATCGATTTACATCGACTACTTCTGCCGTAAGTGTATTGATACCAACACCACTTAATCCAACAACTGAAGTATCAGTTTTGATTTGATCAACAATATCACTTATTCTTGATGCAAAAGTAGCACTATCATAGTAATTAGTGGCAGTATCTTCATCAAGAGCAAATAAAACTTCAATGAGGTAAAATTGTCCTCTTATATTTTGCGTACTATTTGAAAATGTACCATGAAATGCCCACTCAATATTTCTACGGTATTGAGACCAAAAAGTATTTCCTCCATACTGAGCACTCCAATTATCATTTTCTAAGAAAATATTAAATTTTACGGCACCAGAACGAGCAGTATCACCACGATAATACTGGCAAAGGTAAGTATAATACCATCCATCACCAGCATTTTGTCTGGTATTTTGTACATAATAATTACTATATCCGCTAGAAGTATTACTTCCTTTGCTATAATAAGTATAATCAAAGTATCGTTGTCTGGCAATACTTGACTCAACTGTGCTTGGATCTGGAAATGATCGTACAGTTATAATATGATCCGTAAATCCCAGATAATTATGTGCAGTTGATTGATAATAATATCCTAGATTTGCTAGTGTTGCTGGAGCAGATCCAGTATTATCAGTATATCTTGTAAAATACTGTCCAACATCTACTGGATTTCCTGTAAATAAAACGGATGCAATTTCTCCATAATCATACCAACGATATTCTGCTCTAAAAGCAAGAGAAGAGTTATAGAAATATAGAGGGTTAGCTCTATTCGAAGAGCCAGAATATTGTCCATATGAAAAATCCTGATACTGTATATCATTTGCACCACCACTAGCACCTTCTCTTGGAGTTATGCCTACTCCATTAGTAGTATAAAATGCAGAAGTTGAGATATTAGCATTATGATAAATTCTGGAGTGATTTGCTCCATGTGTTGATACAATTGCATCTGCAGCAGTCGTAACGGCATCAAATATTGTGTTTATTGCAGCACTACTTGTTTCAGGTTCTCCACCTGCTCCAGTAGCTGCCGTTGGCATTGTTCCACCAGTATCTGCTGATAAAAATACGGTTTGATTTGTATATAATCCGTGATTAGCAGCATAAAAACTATCATCAGTTATATTCACAAAAGGACTTCCATCAGGAGCATTTGATGCTGTACTTGCAATACCAATAGATCTTTTGCCTACAGTATTTGTAATATACAAACTGGTTGATGTTGTTAATCCATGATTAAATTCTGTTTCGATTGTTAATGTTGATGGATCTGCATTATCTGTCTCAATTCCTCTACTTTTCTCATATTCAATATTTGATCCAGTGAAAAATGAACCAGGAATAATCGTTGTATATACCGTCTTTGTATTTGCAGTTGTAGATTGTATAGAACCTGCTCTATAAACAAATGTAGTATCAGATGGAACTGCAGTAATAATATACTTTCCGTTTACTGTTCTTACATTGGTTCCTTGAACTTCAATTGGATCACCAACTGCTAAGTCATGGTTAATCGTACAAACAACAGTAACCTCATCACTATTATTTGTGATATTAACCTGACTAATTCCACCAATAGAGATACCAGGAGCTCTTGTGTATGTTGATGGAATATTATTAACAAGTTCTAATGTTTCCCACTTTGTTGGTTGTAATCCATATTCAAAGTCAGTATCAATTAAATTCTCTGGATTTGATACTCTAAATTTATGAACAGGATCTAATAGTGATTCTCCTGCTTCAATTTTATTCTCTTGTTCATCAACAAATATTTGAAGCTCATCACTATCACTCATCGTGGTAGTGTCATATTCTAAAGTGATAGTCGTCTCATCATTATCACTATTATATGATGTAGTGCCCCCTTTATTTGTATCGGCAAAATTGTAAATAATTGTCTGATCGGTTACATTTGTGATCAGTTGAAGTGTTCTAAGTTTATATAACCCCTTTATAACTACAGTTTGTGCAGAAGCATCAAAGGTGTAATTATAGATTAACTTCTTTGCCATTGTATCCTTTCAGTTTTATATCAGTATTTATCATCCTAATGCGATTGCAAATGCAATTGCATCATTTTGAGTTGCCATCTGAACATTATTAGCAGATATATCACCAGTAATACTTATACTGCCAATACCAGTAATATTATATCCATTTAAATCAAGATGACCACCTAATTCTGGAGTCGTATCATCACTAACCTCAACACTAGTAAGAGATACAGAACTATATGCAACAAATTCAATCACATCTCCAACGTGAGTATCATTATCCAATACAACACTTGTCCCATTTGTTGCCGTAAATTCACCAGTTTCTAATCTGACACCATTAAGGTATACATCAAGATATCCAACATCATAAGTAACTGAATATGTATCGGTTGCACTACTAACAGTTTGAGTAGTAACTGTTCTTGTAGTACTACCACCACCTCCACCTCCAGAAATTGTAATTGTTTTTGTTGAACCAGTTCCTGATGCAACTACACCACTACCAACAAAGTTTAATACGGATGCTGCTGTTGTTAAAGCAGAACCCTCATCCTGAACTGTAATAGCACTACCAGCACCAGCTGGTCCCTGTAAACCTTGTAATCCAACTCCCTGAAGACCCTGAAGACCTTGAGTAGCTTGAATACCTTGAGCACCTTGAGGACCAGGTACGTTAGAGTCTTCACCCTTAACACCCTGAGTTCCCTGAGATCCAACACCCTGAGTTCCTTGGAATCCTTGAGATCCTTGAGTGCCTTGAGCACCAGAACCAATTATACCTTGGAGACCTTGTAAGTCAGAGGCAGTAAGATCATAGATGTTAATGGTATTACCCATAGAAGTTCCATGAGTAACACAACTATAATTAAGTTGGTCTGGTGCATCGTAGGGAACTACAAAAGTATGTACCAAATCTGTTCCTAATGTACCACCATTATCAGTCCATCCACTAGTGTATCCAGATCCATTTAGAAGTTCTAATTCTAATTCATGACTAACATTACTAGAATCAGATTGATCAAAGGTATACTTTTGACCCCTGAATAAAGATAAAGATGGTTGAGAATCACCATCTAGAACAAAAACACTACCAGATACAGTAACAACATACTGTTTTGCAATAGGTTGTGATCCAACAAGTCCTTGAGTACCTTGAGCACCATCGGAACCAGGAGTACCAGCACCTGTTTGACCTCTTTGCCCCTGAAGACCTTGGAATCCTTGAGAACCTTGAGTACCTTGTCCAGCATTAGATCCATCACGACCTTGAAGACCTTGAAGACCTTGAGCACCTTGAGGACCAGGTACGTTAGAGTCTTCACCCTTAACACCCTGAGTTCCCTGAGATCCAACACCCTGAGTTCCTTGGAATCCTTGAACACCCTGAGTTCCCTGATTTCCTTGAGGACCCGTTTCTCCTTTATCACCAGTTCTAGCAAAGGTTATTATAATGTCTTCATCAGCACTAAATGGATTAGTTGCCGATGAATCTACAGGACTTACCGTAATATCAAAATATCCACTGTTGTCTGTAAGACTTGAAATTGTAAATAATATAAATTGACTTGGATCTGTTTTGTTTGAAATCTTGACATGACCCTTGATAGTACTTGTAGAGTCATCAATAGTTTGTAGATAAGATGATATATCATTACCGTTCTCATCTATGTCACAAATATAGATACCCGTTGCAGCATTCTGAGTTGAATTATCTAATCTAATATCTCCTGAACCTGGATTCGCATCTGTGGTATTTGCTTCAAAGGTATAATAAAATGTAGCACCACCAAAGTTGCCAGTATCTCCCTTAATACCTTGAAGTCCTTGAAGTCCTTGAGCAGATAATCCACCTTGAACACCTTGCAATCCAGTAGGAACAAAGAAAATAGAACAATGATTGTTATTACCAATTGTGGTGATACTACCAGATGAAAGACTAACAGTAAGTGTGTAATATGTATCAGTACCTTGGTTAACCGATTCATCGACTATATCAGTAACTTCAAAAGTCCAAGTATAATTAAATAATTGTATATGTAAATATCCTATAGGATTTGCTCCCCCTATAGAAGACCAATTACCAATCCACGAAGTTTGAGATATGTTTTGTAAATCATTATGATGAATGTATATTTCTGTTACTGATGCTGCGGATGTATCATCCCATCTAAAATAACCCGCTCCAGGATTAGACTTAGTTGTTGTATTACTATATCGATATACTACTCCACCTCCACGCCCCTTAACACCTTGAACCCCTTGAAGTCCTTGAGAAGCAACTGCCGCATCAACCCAATTAATCTCAGTTCCAGTAGAACTTAATACTTGTCCAGATGATCCAATATCACCATCTTTGTCCAGAAGTCCACCAGTAATTCTTACACCAGTATTAGCAGTTTCAAGTTTTTTACTATCAGCATAATAAAGATCTACTGCACCAGCAGAGTGTGTGAGAATTCTTTTTGATCCAGCCGTATCGATCTTAACATTATCACCACGGATAAACAATGTTCCACCACTTGTCTGGTAGTTAATCCCAACATCACCAGAAGTTTCGTATATTATAAGATCATTATCATTACCAACATATAATCCATTACCTAAAGTATCGCCAAGTTGTATACGATCTTTAAAGGTAGAAATACCAGTTACACTTAAACCAGCGCCAATACTAACATGAGAATTTGTGGAAAGACCTACCGTATTACTTTCCCAATAACCAGGTGCTCCAACACCAGTAATTGTAGACCCATCAGAAGTCCACGATACTCCAGATCCAGTTGAGATTAAAATCTGCCCTGCAGTTCCCGAAACATTATAGTAATCTTTCAGTTCTCCAGTAAGTCTCGCACTTCCCTGGATATGTAAAGTCTCAGAAGGTATAGTCGTGCCTATCCCCACCTTCCCATCAGTAACTGAGGGGAAAAGCATTCCATCTGAAGATAACTTACCAGTTTGTCTAGACTTTCCCATTATATTCCTATGGTTTTAAGTATTTATTTTTATAAATGTAAAACATGTTATGAAACATCAATCCGAATAACAACAAGACCATGAGCCCCATGTCCACCATCACCACCAGCATAACCAAATCTTCCAGGATGCCCACCACCACCTGCACCAGTGTAGTTATGAGCATGTCTATATGAAACACTAAGAAATGCACTGTTACCACCAGCACCACCTAAAGATGTTAAATTATTACTACTGCTTCCACCATTACCGCCAGAAGCATAATATCCTGATGTAGTTACAGTTGGAGTCCAATCAGGTCTATCTGTAGATGGTATTGCAGGAGCAATTATTGGTGCTGGATAAATTGGGTAAGTGTTAGCCACACCACCATAAGTATTACTGCTACCATTACCACCAGATCCGCCGCCACCACCAGCAGTTACATTTCCAGAAAAAATTGCTTGTCCGCCATCATTTCCCTGTCCAGGAGTTCCAGACCCCTTAGTTCTTGATGGAGCAGCACCACCTCCACCAGATCCACCAGGATTTCCAGGACCATATGTACTCGACTCAGGTCCACTCCAAGTACCATATCCACCACCTCCACCACCAATAGCGGTTCCTATACCACTATTAGTCTCCCCATTCCAAAGATAGGATGGTGTTCCATTATTACCCCTACCATAAGCAATAGCATCAGTTGCACCATCAATTCCACCTGTTCCACCAGCACCACATTGAACAGCATAGGATCCAACACTCAAAGTACCAATTCCTGCCAAAACACCTCCTGCTCCTCCACCACCAGAACCATATGTACTCTGATTATTGGGTTCTGTTCTAGTCGCTCCTCCACCACCACCGCCACCAATAATAATATAATCAAATGTTAATTGATTCTGAGGAGCTTTAATTATTTGAAAGTATTCTGTACTATTTTGATTGGTAAATACGTGATACTTATATCCATTCCCTGGTTCTAATACTGTTCCACCGCTTGTCATAATTGCAACTTCGCGATGAAATAACATTTGAAGAATTGACATTATACTACCCCCGCACCAACAATTACAAATTTATTAGTTCCAACACATAAAATTGTTGCAAGACCTTTTGCTGAAAGTGTTTTATTTCCCGTACTTCCAACTCCACCAAGATAAACAGTGGTTCCAGAACCTTGCACAACATCAAAAGTAGCTCCAGAATTATTATAAACGGAAATTATATCCCCCTCATTAAAAACATTTTGAGGTATGATTACATCATCACTAGTATTAACAAATTTACCAGCATCAGTAGAAACTAAAGTATATGCCGATGATGTAGTAATACCAATGATTGACCCAAGACTTACTCTCTCATAAGCGATTGTTTCAATAATATCATTCTCAACAGGATCCTCAGTAAAGATGATAGATGAACCATTAGTTGCAGTATATTCACTTGAATCCAATTTAGATCCATTCAAGAAGACATCAACATATCCAACAGTATAATTAGCGGATATTCTATCAGTTGCTGCAGCACCAATAATCACAGATGTAACTGTTCTCTCAACACCACCATCAGCGATATAACCAGTAATACCCTGAACACCCTGAACACCCTGCCCAGCATTTGATCCTTGAAGTCCCTGAAGACCCTGTAAACCTTGAAGTCCCTGAGCACCTTGAGAACCAAAATCACCAGTATAACCCTGAAGACCTTGAGTTCCTTGATTACCTATTCCTTGAGTTCCTTGAAGACCCTGTCTTCCCTGAGTTCCTTGATTACCTTGTATTCCCTGTAAACCCTGAGTCCCTTGTAATCCCTGTAAACCTTGAAGTCCCTGAGCACCCTGAAGAGCCTCATATTGAGTATATCTATTCCACCCAACATTAGAATTAAGATATACATACTTAACTAATGCATGTTGAGTACCTTCAGTTCTATCAGATGATGATGATTCTATATTATCAGAAGATGTAACTGTTAGATTTGCAAGACTCCAATCATGACCATCAGCTATTGTAACAGTATCACCAAAAACAGGGTTTGATGGTAAAGTTATTGTAAAGGGATTAGAAGTAGATTCGGGATTCCCTATAGTATCAGCAACAATTTGGTCTCCGACAGTTGCTGTGTAATCATCTTCTACAAGAATCCATTTATCACCACCAGAAATAGAAACATCAACAACTTTTGAAGAACTATTATAAGATACTGTATTACCAGTTCCAATAAAGTTTACGGCAGTAATTATACCAGTTGTAATCGCTGTCCCACCAGAATGAATACCAAGGTTAAATCCACCAAGAGCGTTTACTTCACCAGAAACAGATAAATTTTGTCCATCAAATTGTAAGGTATTAGATCCTACTGGTTCATTGGAACCATCTTTATAAATTACTTGATATGCAGATCCAGCAACAGGTCCAGTTCTTCCTTGAAGACCCTGGAATCCTTGAGATCCTTGTGTTCCCTGGAATCCCTGTGACCCTTGAGTTCCCTGGAATCCTTGAGATCCTTGTGTTCCCTGGAATCCCTGTGACCCTTGAGTTCCCTGGAATCCTTGAGATCCTTGTGTTCCCTGGAATCCTTGAGATCCTTGAGTACCTTGGAGACCTTGTAGTCCCTGAAGACCTTGGGCACCTTGAGATCCAGCATCACCAATAATGGAGATAGTCATAAAGACTTCATCACCATTACTAATACTTGCCCAACTA